AGGTGCTATAGTTGTTATTGGTATTCCGATCATTATTTTCTGTGTCGGATATACGATTGGTGTTTCGAGTTCGAACTCTTTGGCTCATAAATATATTGGTCAAAAAGGATTGATGAAAGATTTCGATGATTGGGTTGCAAGAATTGGGGGTATGAAGTGAACAGATTGAAAGCGTGGTTCGAGCCCGGTTTTTTTGATTTGTTTTGGTTTGCGTTATTTGGGCATTTCTTCGGGTACACAAAAGAGGAAACAAAACAGTATTTTATAAACCAACATCGAGAGGAATCTCTTGACAATTTCGATGATATTTTACATACTGACGGGAATGAATTTGACTAACGGGCGTTGCCTCCGGGGCGCTAGGGCTCCTAAGAAACGATGCTAAAGGTTGCCCGTCTCGCTTATCACCTGCGAGAATCATTACCCGAATCGTTTCATCCTAGCAAATTAACCATAGCTCGTCGCTCCATAGACGGCAGCCGTGTGTCGAAAGTTATAATGCCACGCCCGACGAGCTGGGGATCACAGTCCAAGTACAGGGCAAATTATAACATCACGGAAAGTTTCATGGCGGGTATTCCAAAACGGCAAGTGGCGGTGTCGAAAGTGTCAATGCGAAGCAGAACCCGCGAAGCAAGATAAGGCTATAAACTGTGAATTGATACAACCGCCACAATTTAATTATAGAAAGGAAAAAATACTATGAATCCTGATTTCTCGTTGAGAGACTATCAAGCTAAACATTGTGGTTATCACATTTCTCGGAGAGCTTCTTTGAATTACTCCGCTTGTGCTACCGGAAAAACATATACAATGGCTTGGTTGGCGGAGTTTTATTGGAAAAATGAGGGCTGTAAAACGGTTCTTATAAATCCGATTTCTTTGTCGAAGAAGAATAAAGACGAGTTTTTGAGATTTACTGATTTTTATGAAGATGAAGTCCAAATCATTAGCGGGACTCCGAAACAAAGAAAGGAACAATTTTCGAACCCAAAGGCAAAGGTGTTCATAATCGGACCGGATTGTTTCGGGAGAGAGTGGGAAAATTTACCCAGCGACGTTCGTTCTATTTTGGTTGATGAAAGCCATTTAGCGTATAGCGGGCATAAATCATCGAGAACTCAATCGTTTTATCAGGCGCAAAAAAGAGCAGATCATATTACGTTTTTTACTGCGACTCCGATTGGTTCTGGGAAATTGAGTTCTGCGTATCCTCTTTTTGCTGTATGCAATCCGTTGGTGTACGCAACGTATAAACGGTTTTTAAATATCCACGCTGTTTATAATTCCCTCGGATTTCTTGTTGGCTGGAAAAACGTAGAAATGCTCGGGAAGAATTTGAAGAAATTTTCGGTTGGGATTTCCTTCAAAGAAGCTTATCCTGATGCGAGCAAAAACATTATATCGTTTGAAACTTGTGATTTCGAAGATTCAGAACTTCAAAGATTGTACTCTGAAATGGAAGAACAAGGTTTGGCAGAATTGGAAGACAAATATATAGAGTCTCCAAATTCCGCAGTTACATTGATGAGATGCCGACAGTTGTTGGCTTGCCCTGAAGCTCTGGGATATGTACCGAGCGTAAGGCCAAAAGACGAACTTTTGAAATCTCATCTTCAACATATTCTTGACGGAAGCGAAAAACAAATTCTTGTTTTCTCAGCTTTTGTTAAGGAGCAAGAAAGGGTTGTCGAAATTTGCAGAGAAATGGGATTAAGTTCCGCCCTCATTAACGGTTCTGTTGTCGGAGCATCGAGGGCAAGGATTTCCGATGATTTTGCAAAAGGAAGAACTCAAGTTCTTGTGGCAAGCCCTTTAACTATGTCGGTTGGACACAATTTCGAGTCTGTTTCGAGCATTGTGTTCCTGACAAGCGATTTCGGAATTGACAGCTTTCATCAAGCTTGTTTCCGTGGAAATCGTGGTTCCAGAAAGGAAGCTCTACCGATTTATTTATTGGTTTATAATTGTAAGGTTGAGAAGAAATTCTGGAAAAAAGTTCTCGGTCAAAAAGAGGAATACAAAAAAATTGTAGAATCTAAACTTTTTGATTGACAAGCGTGTGAGGATTCCGCTAGGATTTAATCCTCTTAATTCTAAACTCTAACTGAAAGGAAGTCATTATGACTAACAAAATCACAGATGCTGCTACAATTCGTTCTTTTATCGAAAAAGGTGTTCGGGTTTGCCCCGAAGGTGTTGACGAAAACACATTCAACGTTTTGTTGGCGGCCTATGCTCCCGCAGAAATCGAAGATGCTCCGTTTGAAACGGTAACTCCAGCAGGGCAGAAAAATGCTCTTGTCGTTGGCCAGACAAATACGTCGGTTGCTTTACCCTCTGACGGTCAGGCTTTTGGATTGGACGATTTTGAATCTTCCGGTTCCGCCGTAGATGGTTGGATTTCTGTTTCGAGCGGTGTGTTCAAAATTAAAGGCGAAGCCATTACGATGCCGGCCGAAGGTATTAAATGTGTTCTTCACGGAGAATGCACGAAGTTTGCGAAAGGAATTCGTTGCACGATGCCCGGAAACGCAAACGAATACAAGTATTTCAAAACTTACAATGGTCAGAAAACGGTTGACGGGGAATCTTGGCCCATGGTTGTTGAAAAATGCCAAAGTTTGGATTCCAATTCCTACGTTTATGATTTAGTTGAAATGGAATTGACCTTGGAAGATAACGTTATGGCCGTAGGTGGTAAGAAGATTGCTATGGAAGCCGGTGCTCGCATTGGTTTCGGCAATGCTCCTTCCGCTGGTAAATACGTCAAAGCTTTCAATAACGAGCTGAAGAAAGAAGGGAAGACGATTTGTTCTCCTGACGTTCCGGTTGTTTTGAAAGGATTCTTGGTTGAACGTAAAACGGGCAATCCGTATCAGATTGTGACGATCGAGAAACGTTAAGTTCGAAAACAACATTTCAAGTCGGAAACTCTCTTTTGAGTTTCCGACTCTTTCTAAAACTTTGGAGAAAAGATATGAAGAAAATTACTTTGGTTGATGCCAACAACTGGTTTCGTCGCTATATGTATTCTGATAATTTTTTAGCAGTGGATTCGATGATTGCCGATTTGGCGAGTTTAACTCCGACATATCTTGTTTGGGACGGATTTAACGGAAACGCAAAACGCAGAGAGATTTATCCGGATTACAAAAAAGCTCGTAAGGAAAAAGACAAAGATACGGATTTCGAAACTTTGAATATGATACGAAAAGATTTGATTTGTTATCTTCCTGCTTGTTCGATTTACGCCGACGGTTATGAGGGAGACGATGTTATAAATCACCTCTGTGAACGGTTGAGCGTTTATGAAGATACCGAATTTGAAATCATATCTACGGATAAGGATTTAGCTGCTGTTTTGCCGAACTCTTCTCGAGTTTCAAACCCTTTGGTTTCTGAGAAATTTTTAAGCTTGGTCGAACGGAGAGAGTGGATTCCGTTATACAAAACTCTCGTTGGTGACCCCTCAGACTGCATTTCTGGTATGAAAGGTTTCGGAAACAAATCTTGGGAGAAAATGACTGAGGAAACGAAAAACAATTTGTTGGATTGCTTCAAAAACAGCATTGTTCCTGACGATGAAAAAATAGCTCAGAATTTTGACGAGCTCAAGAAGATGTGGGCCATAGTGAATTTCTTACCGATTGATAATTCCGAGTTAAAAATTGTTGGTTCGATTTACGATTTGGAAAAAATAAGAGAAATCTTGAAAGAGAAGGGAGCGGTTCAATGACGGAAGAAGAGAAAAGAGAGATTGTGAAAACTTTTCAGGAGAAATTCAACATTTTGAATTTGAGCGCTGAAATTCAATCAAGACTTACCACTCCGGCAGTTCCAAATAAAATTTATGAAGCTGAGGTTACGAAAAAGGAAACGAAAAAGACAAAGAGTGGAAAACCTTTTGTTTTGGTTGAGATGATGACGTCTAAAAGAGAAGTTTTGACGATGATATCTTCAGATTTGTTCTGTGATGTTTATCAGAGGGTTAAAGTTGGAAAAAAATACACAGTTTTTTATTCCGGAGACAAATTTAAAGAGATAACTATTTTGAAGGAAACGGAATGAAAATAACCATAGACAAACTGAACTTGTTTCAGTGGTGCAATGTTAATGGAAGAGACTACCACGCAACAAGAAAAAGAATCCTGTCAGCGCTCAAGTTAAATGTAGACAATAAGCCAAAGAAACCTAAGAAACCCAAGAAGACCTATGAAGAACTTAAGGCTCAAATGGTTATCTACAGTAGACTTAAACGAGGATACTCTCAAGAAGAAGCTTTACTGGATAGAGATACATTCAACAAACTCAGAGCTCAGAAAGCAGGCATTCATAAGATAGGCAATTATAACCTCAGATACGTGTGTGACCAGTTAGGTATTAACTACAACACTGTATACACAGTATGTATCAAGCGCAACAGAATGACGCCAAGAGAATACCTGGAATCCAAAGGTTATGATTTAACTCAATTCGAGGAGTAACGACAATGACACAATTTCAAATATACCTGTTTACCAGATTAGAACTGATAAACATGCTTTCAGGATTGTTTAGTACCATTTTCGGTATTGCGACTGCCATTATAACAGCAATGTTCTTTATTACATTGCCAGACAGTAGGGTGTATGAAGAGGAGCAAAAGGCTATAACAAAAGCACTCAAGATATTCTGTCCCTTGTTTATGATAAATCTTTTTGTATATGCCGCAGCTCCTACTCAAAAAGAAATGGCAGCTATTATAGTCTTACCTAAGATAGCGTCGCAACAGAATATTGATAAATTGACTGAAACAACTGGAGCTGGTTTTGACATTATTAAACTGTCGACAGAATACCTCAGAGACACACTCAAGATGAAAGTGGAGAACAACAATGGCAATGATTAAGTTCGGGGACTATTACATAAATCCCAAACACGTTAGTTGTATCGGGATAAAAGAAGAGTGCTTATGCGGAAGGGTAAGCGGAGAGAAATATTGGTACGAGGTGTTTGTTGTTTGTTACAATCAAAAGATCGCAATGTCCTGCCGAACAAGAAGTGAAGCCGAGGAGGTTGTTCAGCGGATTGTAACGTATTCAAACCAGTTAGATGGAGAAGAAGATGGTAAAACCCATTAACGAATTTACAGTGGACGAGTTGTCCGAAAAAATAAAAGCTATCAATTTTTGAATAGGGAGAATGGTTATGAAAACGTTTGAAGAAATGACGATAGAAGAAAGAATGGCTGTTTACAACAATACGATAAATGATATCGGATGTTGTTGTTGTGACTATGATAAACTTGACTTTAGTGATATGGACGGGATTTGTCCGGATTGCGGTAGAGCAACTTGCGGAGGAGAATGCGTCTGTAGATGCCATTATTCTCCCGTAGAATGTGATACTTGCGGCGCCGCTCCTTGTGATGGTTCGTGTTAGAGGAGTGCGGACTATGAAAATCCAAGACTTATTGAATCAAACAAAACCTTGTTGGAAATATGCGGTATTCAATTCAAAAATACACCCCAGAGGATGGATAATCTGCAAAAATAAACCCTTTATTCGAGGATGTGGTTGGTTTACTAACAACCAATATTTCGTGATAAGCGCGTTATTTGAAATCGAACCTTTCGATGGAGATTGGAAAGACAGTTTAATTTGCAGAGAGGAGTGTGGACTATGTACGTGTTAAGAGTTTGGTATAAAGACGGAACAAAGAGGGATTTCTTCTTTGGTTCCGAAGAAGAAAGAGAAAAGAGTGCGAGCTGGCACTTAAATTGTTTGAATGTGGAACACGTAAATTGCTTTGAGTTAGGAGAATGGTTATGAAATGCAAAAAATGCGGCGGAAACGTCATTGACATCATTGAAAAACAACTCTCAATCATTACGCCGATTGGTCAGAACGAAAGACCTTTGGGCAGTGTGTTTGTAGCAAGATGTCCGAATTGTATGTCAGAATCTTCAAGATACATAGAAGAGAAAGATGCTGAAACAAAAGGCGTTGCTGAGGTGTTTGAATAGGGAGTGCGAACTATGAGTATTATGGAGAAAGAGTATCTCACACAACTTTACGAAGCTAATAAGAAGATTCAAAAACTCGTTGAAGCTTTGGAGTTCTACGCAGATGAATCGCATTATCAAAAAGAGTGTGTTGATTCAAGAACCGGCGCTGTTGAGGAAGTTATTATTGATAACGGCAGAATAGCAAGAAATACTTTAGAGGAGTGCGGACTATGAGAGAGGATACGGGAATTATTAAAGCAGGAATGGCGATTATCATTTCCAGTGGTTGTTATTCTGATTATAGCTTCGGTCAGGTGTATATTGCACTCAAAGACTTTAACTATATGGAGCAAGCAAAGAAATGTTTCTTTGATTATGCGAACGAAAATAAAGAAGAAGCTTTGGAAGATGGCTATGTCTATACATCCAATATTGACTTCGAGGATTGGCTGATTAAAAACGGTTTTCTTGGCTTATGCGATAACAGGGAAATTCACGTTGGGGACTATGACTTCTTTGATGAAAAAGAATGGTTTGAAGAATGGAAAAAGGAGTGCAGATTATGAGTTACTATGGCTGTGAAGAAATACACGACCTTGAGAAAGAGAATCTTGAATTGAAACAAGAACTTTCACAAGCTTATGAGAAAATACAGAAACTTGAAAAACTCCTCAATCAATCACTCGACGAGTTAAACCAAAATATTATTTGGGTGCACGAGGTTGAAAACAGTATGAATATTCACATCAATAAACTTAAAAACGAAAAGAAAGAGTGCGGACTATGAGTATTATGGAAAAAGAGTATCTTAAACAACTTTATGATGCCAATAAGAAGATTCAAAAACTTGTCGAAGCTTTGAGGTTTTATGCCTACTCAGATATACACAGATACAACCGAGATAATGGCGAAATTGCACGAGAATGTTTATAGGAGATTCAGAAATGAACGATAGATTCAAGTTCAGAGTCTGGGATAAGGTATTTAACCATTACTGGACCGATGAAGAAATAAAAGAAAATGCAGCTTGGTTGCTTTTCCCTGACAACGACAACATCAATGATGTAGAGATTGAACAATGTACTGGCTTGCGTGACAATAACGGCAAGCTGGTGTTTGAAGGGGACGTTGTATTCGTAAACGGCGAAAAGTGGCGTGTAATCTGGAGTGATGAAGATTGCGCCTTCTTCTTTTCAAATTTAAAAGAAGTGTATCATCAACCCATTTTCCCAGACTTCTACATGATGACCATCGACTTTGAGGTCATCGGAAACGTTCACAAAAATCCGGAGTTATTGAAATGAAAATCCAAGACTTATTGAACCAGTCCAAGCCGTGTTGGAAATATGCGGCTATGGATTCTGACAAATGGTGGAGGCTTCACGAAGAAAAACCAACTGCTTCAAAACCCGTTGGTGTTTGGGATAGTAACGGAAAAACGACAAACATTGTTGTTCTATATTCTGTCTTCGACATCGAGCCGTTCGACGGTGACTGGAAAGACAGTTTAATTGAGAGGGAATGATGAGTAGCAGTATAGAGATTTTTAATAGAAAAATGACAACATTACAACCACCACCGTGGAAGAAAAAAGAAGAGCCTCCTGCAAAAATAGACAAGGACAAGGAAATCGCCCGCTTGCGGGAAGCATTGGAGGTAATTCTTGACGCTGCGCAAAAAGACGACCCTTGTATTCAGGCAATTCGAGCGGTGGCTTATACAGCTTTGAAAGGAGGGAAATAAGAATGAAAATAACAATCTCATTAAAAGAAAAACATCTCGAAGACTTATTGAAACAAAATAAACTCCTAAAGGAAGTTATAGAGAGTTTTGGGGAATATAAGAGTTGTTCCATTCAGATTTGCACTCAAGACTATGCTGTTGATTGCGAACAGAAAAGAAAAGACATCTTTATTAGATTTATAGGAGACGACGAATGACTGAAAAACAAGAGAAGGAATTGAAGAAAGCCTTTACTTGGGACAATTTTAAAAAACTTTTATACTTTGTAAATGCTTGCGCCGGGGAAGGTATTCAGTGTGGAAAGAGATGTGCGGATGAGCTTCTTTACCTTGAAATTCTCAAAGAAGTATCTGAAGAAAACTTCGATTACACGCAATTTGACAAAGATAGCTATAAATTTCTTGGTGGTTAAAGAAAGGAGAGACAAGATGATCGAAAAACTTAAAGAACTCTGGAAATGGCACGGGCCGATCTTGATGACAAGAAGCAAAGTGTTTTCTTTGCTTGTTTCTCAAGAAGTCGAACTGGATAAAATCAACAACAAAATCGCTCGGGCGGCAATCCGTCCCGTTATTTTCAGTCTGGAAGAACTGAAAAGGAACACTTGGGATAAAGACCGAGTAGAATGGATTCAACAATATCTTAAAGATAGTTTCGAGGTTGACGATGACGAGGATTGAGAGGTAGGTAGAAATGCTGTTGTGTTGCGATACTGAGGTTTTCAAAAAACACTGGTTATTTTTAGCATACGACATGCTGACCGGACAAAAAACGGTTATAGAAAATAACTCGGAAGAAATGCGTCGATTTTATGAGGCTCATAAAAATTGGATTTGGTGCGCTTATAACGCGAACTATGACTCTGCAATAATTAAGGCCATTCTTTTGGATTTAGACCCTTACGCCATGTCTCATTTTTTAATCGAACAAGGTGGAACGGAATATCAATTCGATAAGAGGACTTTTGATTTGCAATTATACACCTACGATGCGATGTACGACAAAATGAAATCGTTGAAGAAACTTGAAGCTTTTATGGGGGAAAGCATTGTTGAAACAGAAGTTGACTTCTCGTTGGACCGAGAATTAACCGAGGAAGAAAAGGAATCCACTCGTTTTTACTGCGAAAACGACGTGTTGATGCTGGCAAAAGTTATGTCTCTGACGACGAATCATTTCTTCGCAAAATGGGGCCTTATCAAACGTTTCAATTTACCTTTGTCTTTTATTTCGAGAACGAACGGGCAAATTGTTACGGAAGCCTTGAGGGGAGAAAGAATCTCATACAACGACGAATGGGATTTGGAATTTCCGAAATATGATTGCAAAATCAAAAAATACAGAGATTTGGTTCAGTGGTATTTCCAACCAGAAAACCAATGGCTCAGACGTATGCGACCGAAAAAAACCAAACCAAACGAAATGACCGAAGAGAAAAACGACGGTCTTGAGTGTGTCATTGGTGGTTGTAAAAGTGTTATTTCTTGGGGAGGATTCCACGGTTCGAGAGATGGGTACTTAACATACGGAAAAATTGTAGATGCTGATGTCACCTCATTTTATCCGAGCATCATGATTCAATGGGACGAGATATCTCGATCCTCTAAATCTCCGGAAATACTTCCAGAAGTTTTCAAAGAGCAAGTTCATTTGAAAATGATTGGGGATAAATTTAATAGAGAACCTTTGAAGGTGGTTGCCAATACGATCTACGGATTGAGTGGTTCCGATACTTCAGAGCTTTGTGACAAAAAGAAAGCTCACACGGTTTGTCTCACTGGACAGATTATGCTAATCGACCTAATAGAACAACTCGAGGATTATGTCACTTTCTTCAATTTGAACACGGATGGTGTTTTTTTCACATATGATGGAAAAGAAGAAACGTGGAGCAAAATACTAGAGATTATGGACGATTGGCAGAAAAGAACGAGAATGGGATTGGAAACCGAAACATACAATAGAATGATTCAGAGCAACGTAAACAATTATATTGCTTGTCCGAAAGAACTGTACAATTCCAAAGGTTTCCCGAACTGGAAACCAAAAGGCTCGATGTCTAAAATGGGTTCGATTTTGGACAACAATCTTTCTATCGTTTCAAAGGCCTTGAACTACTTTTTCGTTTTTGGAAAAGAACCAACCGAGACGATTTACGAATGTGATGATTTGATAGAATTTCAAAACATCTATGGTCGGACGGCTGATTTCAAATTTTGTTATCACAATCCGAAGTTCACAACAAAGACGGAAATGTCCATTGATTCGAAAGGGAAGGTAAAAGAAAAACTTGTAAAGGAAATTTGCGATGACGGCGTTTTGCTTTCTGATAAAACTTTCCGAGTTTTCGCAGTAACAGATGAAACCGGATCGTTGTATAAATCAAAGAAATATCGAGTTGGTGCTGCAAAGTTTACTGGTGCGCCGGACAATTTGGTTATTTGGAATCAAAGTGTTAAGGGTTTGAAAACTTCAGAAATTCCAAACCTTGACAGAGAATGGTACGTTCGAGAAACGTGGCGTAGAATTTTGCTGTATTATTTCACTTCGTCTGTTATAAAATCTGGTTTCTTTGACAAGGTTTCAGAGGAAAAATTAACGGAAATGAAAAACGAAGTGCGTGAAAAAGTAAAGGAGAGTATTGATGGCGCAAACAAACTTGCCTAAAATTTGTGAAAACTTCATTTATGATTTTTTCAACAAAGACAAAACAACTTGTTGTTTCAGGTTTTCAGACACTCACGACACTTTTCAGGGTAGAGGAAAGGGGGTAATCCTTCCCTCTGCTCCGAGTGATTTTGTCGTGACTCATTTGAACATAACCTATTATGCTGAAGTAAAATCGACAGTGAGCCCGACAGGACTTACGAGTTCTTTGTTCAAACAACAAGAGTTACGACGAAACAAAATTCTTAAAGCTGGCGGTGAGTATTGGTATTTTATTTACTCTGAGCACTGCGACCTATGGTTTGTCGTATCTGGAAAATTGATTGCAGAAAACCCTAATTTGAAATGGGACACTTTGTTGGAAAGACCTTCTTCTAAGACAGAAAAGGAGATAAATTTCGCTTGGAAAAGGAGATGAGGTTTGATAAAATAACTACGCTTTTTACAAGCTGAAAGTGTAGTGCATTTTGTCTGATTTAAACTTCGACGTTAGAGATTTAACCGAACAAATTTCGTTGATAAAATCTCCCGAAATAAGGAGATTGGTTATTGTTGTTTTGCAATCTGTTCCGCAAAGATTTTACGTCGAAGGAGCTTCCACAACAGGAAAGTACCATTGTCCGGTTTCTCAAGGTTTGGGTGGTTTAGTACGGCACACGAAACTTCTCGTCAAATTTGCTCTTGAAATGTTAAATCTGGAGCAGTTTGACGAGTTGAAACCTCTCAAAGACGAACTTATCGCAGCTTTGTTATTGCACGACTCGATTAAAATGGGTTGGGATAACGAAAACAAATGGACGGTTTTTGAGCACCCGAATTTGGCTGCGGATTTCACGATGAAGAAAGCTTTGGAATTGGGAAATCTGAATAAGGAAACAATAAACCGTATTTGCGGGGCGATACGCTCTCACGGCGGCCAATGGAACACGGGCAAAGAGGGAATCGAGATTCTTCCAAAACCGGTTACAAGATTTGAACAATTTGTTCATTTATGCGATTACCTCGCTTCTCGGCGATGGTTGGACGTTAAAATAGAAGATTTAAACTGAAAGGACTAACATGATTATAACAGACACACACATTGGCAAGAAATGGAAATCCAATGTGCCGCTAGGAAGATCTGGCGACAGAGAGGAATTTCAAAAGAAAAATTTTTACTGCGCTATTCAAGGTTCCTCTTTCGAAGACATATATCATTTGGGGGATTTGTTCGATTCTTGGAATGTTTCAAACGAAGATGTTATGTTTGTCGCTCAACAACTTATGATGTGGGCGGAAGTGTCACCAGGGAACGAAGCGTTTTTCATTGCAGGGAATCACGATATTTCCCGTTCTGGAAAAACTTCCTCTTGGCATTTATTGAAAGAAATTTGCTCAAAGTATAAGAATTTGAAGTTCTTTGACCAGCCGGAAGAATACAAAGGCAATCTTTTTCTTCCTTTTTCGTACACAAAATCCTACGAAGAAATGGCGAAAGAATACACAAATTCCTACGATAAAGTGTTCTGCCATGCGGATTACCCAGACGTTGCCGCGTTGAACTCAATCAATGCCAATGAAATCTATTCTGGACATTTACACAACTTAAGACCTACTAATGTTTTCGGTAAGGTTGAGTTTGTGAAAGCTATGCTGCCGTTGAATCATTACGAAGCTATCGGTATTCCGAGCGCACCCTACAGAACGTATTCTTCTGTTGAAGAATGGGACGGCCATCGGGACGATAACCACGATTTTTGTGTGAAAATAATCGTTCAACCGAACGAAACTGCACCGAACAGAGAGGATATCGACGCTATGCAGGTCATCATCGTTCGAGCTGAGGAAGAAGACAGCAAGACGTTCGAGGACGTAGAACTGGGAGAGTTCGATTCTCGAAAGGTTTTCGATGAGTGCATGAAAGACGTTAACGAAGAACTGAAAGAAGAAATTTGGGGGCTTTATAAAAATGATTAAAAGTTTGCATTTGAGAAATTATGCCAAACACAAAGATTTGGTCATTGATTTCAAAAAAGGTTTAACGACGATTTGTGGAAAAAACGGAGGAGGCAAAACTCTTATCGTTGAAGCTATTTCTTTCGCGTTGTTTGGTGTGAAAGAATTACGCGGAGCGAAAACAGATTACTCGAAAGATATGTCGGTTGAGCTGAACATTGAAATCAAAAACAAACCTTATAAGATCGTTCGCACTTTGGACAACTGCAACATCAATGAAGTTGTTGTCGGAACGACGGAATGTAATAAATTCCTCTCTGCCCTTTTGGGTTTTGGGTCTGACGTATATAATTTCTCTGTTTACTCAAAACAAGCAGAATTGACCCGACTGACAGATGTTGCTCCGGCCGAAAGAAAAGCTTGCATTGATTCCCTTATTGGCGCGAAACAAATCGACAACGTGATAAAAATAATCCGTTCTAGAATCAACGAAGCAAAAGCTCGCGTTTCAGCGTTTCAAACCACGTTTGATAATCTTCCAAACATCTCACTTCCGGAGAAACCGCTTGTCCCAAGAGAAGAAGCCGAGGAACATTTAATTGAAGCTAAAACTTATAAAAACGAGCTTGAAACGTTGCAAAAAACCAAACACGACTTGTCGCGTAAATTGGAACAAACGCCAACAGTTGTCAGCCCGACAGAGCCAAAAAATCTTCTATCGGAATCCGAAATCGAAAAGGAGAGAAGGAGGATTGCTGATGTGTTTCTTCGTAGAACGAGAATCAACACTTTAAATTCTACCTTGAGCAAAGTGGTTGTGAGCGATGTCGAACTTCCCTCTGAAGAAGAGTTAAACCGACAGTTTACTTTGGCTCAGAACTACAATTTTGTTATTCCTGATTGCCCGAGACCATCTCTTTCGAGAGAAGATATCATCGCCGAGGACGTGAAGAGGATTCGGTTTGAAAGTTGGAAAAAAAGTCCGCAAACGGTGTGTCCGAAATGTGGACATTCTTTCCACTCGACAGAAGCCCCTGAAGAATCGAAATACTCGGAAGAAGAATTGAGAGAGCAAACGAAACGACACAAATTGTGGGCCGGAATCCCAGACGATGCGGAAACTCGGGAAAAACCAAAATGGACATTGGAAGAACTATATTCGTTTCGTTCCGAGCTCGAACATAGAAAATTGAGAGAATCTCTTTTGGCTGAGAAAAACTCCATTTCGACGGAAGGTTTTGAAACATTGGAACAAGACGATATTCGCTTGAACGACTCGGAGAATTATTGGAAGAAAAAACACGAAGCAGATAAAGCCAACGCGGACAAAATGATGTTGATGATGAGAATTGAAAACCTTGATTCCGAAATCAAAGAATTGGTTGACGAACTAAACGAACTCCCGCCCATAGTGGATTTGGAACAAACCGTGTATGCTTGGACGAATTATGAGCTTCAGAGAAACTTGTTTGAGCAAAACGAGAAAACGAAACAGAGGGTTCTTGCGGACAAAGAAGCTGCTGAAACAGAGGTTGAACGTCTCGGGAAAGCTTTGGACGGTATGACAGAGTTCAAACGTCGAGTTAAAACGTTTGTTATTCCGTCATTGGAATCCGTTGCTTCTCAAATGATTTCTGAAATGTCAGCGGGAGAATTAAATCGCTTTGAAATCGACGAAGATTTTGATATTCTCTTGGACGGAAAGAAGATTTGTTTGTTGAGCGGTTCTGAGAAAGCTCTCGCAAACATAGCTTTGAGATTGTCCTTAGGTCGAGTTCTGACGAAAAACGTTTTGTCTGTGTTTATTGGAGACGAACTGGACGCTTCGATGTCTGAGGAACGAGCCGAAGCAGTTCATAGCGCGTTGCTTCGATTGAGAAAGGCTGAAAAGGTAAATCAGATTTTGGTTATAACACATAAAGAATTGGAGTGCGACAATGAAGTGCGAATCTGAGAAGTACGTTTTTAACGTTCGAGCGAGAAATCGCCAAACCGGACAAGAACGAGTTTTCAAATACACTTGCATCGCCGATTCTTATAAGTCGGCGATGGTTAAAGTCGTTAATATGGTTAAAGTTGACCCGCACTTGGATTTTGTGAGCGCGGAATTGAAAGAAAGGAAAAACGTGTAATGAGATATAAAATGCTTCACTGTCACGGTTTCGACGAAGCGATAAACGGAGCTCGATTGTCCTTTGGCAAAACGTCGTTTGACAATTTTGAAAGCTCACAGGAAGACAAGGAACGTTTGTCGAAACAACTAGCTTGTATGGACGGAGGGCATAATGGTTTCTTGGAATTTATCCAGTATTGGATTCTAATCCAAGCCCCTTTGTTTTGGTGGAAACAAATGGATCGGTATCGACATTTGAGTCAGATTAGTGAATCCACAATGCACAAATCTTGGAAGAACGGTCTAACAGATGAAAATTTTGAGGGACCGGTGTTTCAGGACACTTTGAATAATCTGAACAATTCCATTCGTGAATATAATTCCGAATTGACAACTCCGGAAAGAAAATACTATCTGGAAAGATTGATTTTCACTAACCTTCCTGACGGTTATCTTCAGACAAGAATGGTAAACCTGAACGCGAAATGTCTCAGAAACATTTATTTCCAGAGAAGAAATCATAAATTGCTGCAATGGAGAGATTTCTGCAAATGGATAGAAAATCTCCCTCACGGCGATTTGATTACTGCTGAATTACGTTCTGATTAAGAAGAAGCATTTTATTACGCCGATGTTTTCGGTCTGGTTTAAAACACCATTCGTATCGGAAAGTCGGCAATAACCTCCGCGGGGTGGGGGACTAGAAGAATCTAAGATTCCCCCAACCCCAGAACCAACTCTACGAGAGTCTGTTGCGGAAACATAAACGCCCTTTCCCGCATAATGAGATCCTACGGGGGAATCGGTACATATACCCTTGGGGTCGCCAGAAGAACCGCCAGTCATAAACAACGGATTATGTACCCCAACGTCGAAATATGATTGACCGAGATGCCCCCTGTAGAAACTCGCTGTTATTTTTTCCGACAAACATTGACCGCCGTTTCCCCCACTACCGGCTGTAGATGGGTTGTGAGAGGATCCACCTTTAACCCTCAGAGCTTCATTGTTATCAAATTTTATAAGAGAGTCTCCCCCAGCTCCAGCGTAATCCCGGCCGGACGTTCCGTAGCCGCCGACAGAAACCGTTATTTTGTCGCCGACATCCAAATGAAGTTGACCAACGGCACATTCTCCGCCACCACCGGAAGCGGCTCTTGCATAAGATTTTCCGCCGCTTTTCCAACGAGACACGGCGTATCCTCCGCCACCACCGATAATTTCGAAAGAAACATCTCCCTTTTTCACCGCTGTAAAATTCTCAAAGTTAGAATATCCAGACTTATACCGAAGTTCCATTTCGAAGCCAAAAGAAAATTCTACAGTTTCTTCCGAAAATTTCTCATCACCAACAATTATGGTATCTCCGCAAAAGTCCGGAACGGCGATTGTTTGCCCGCTGTTCCACATACCCTCCGTTCCGCCCAAAGAGAGAAATAAATTCTTGTAAGAATTTCCTCTGAATTTGGCATTTGATACGGTAGATCCAATCGTGCTGCCGTCGCACAGAACCCATTTTGTTTTATCCCACGTTGGGGCGAAAGTTCTCTTAATACAGCCGGTGGACATTTCTCTCGGGACTTCTGTTTCCAAGTCTTTTTCAAAGGCTGACGGAGGAATTGTTTTTTCTACGATATGAAACGAACCGTTTATGCTATTTAAAAACGCTATTTCTTTTAATTCAACGAAAGAATTAAAATCAGTTTTATCTTCGCATTTTCCGAAATCTCTCAACCAATTCGGGGTTATTTTGTAAGTTAATTGCGGAAACGAAAAGAGACTGTTCTGAGAAACAGGAACCGCAGACAAATTTGTCAGATTTTCGTTGAGAGGTTGGAAGTTAGCTTTCAGTTCGTTTATAGTATAGGGCGCGCCGAACTCATAATTCCAAAGAGCATTCCATTTACTGTTTGTGTAAACGTACACCTGTTTTTCACCGCTGTGATTGAAAATTCGCCCCTCAACCGGAGAAATGGGAAAGCTGTTTTGAGAATCAGAACGGCTTGCAGCTGTCAAATCTCTCTTCTGTAGCAAATCCAAACCTTGAGAAATTTCGGTATTGAGAGTGACTTCTTGAAAATCTTGAGTCATTTTATACCTGCCTTTACAAGCGAATGTAGCAGTTTAAGGATATGAATTTTAGTGAGCCGGTAGACGTTCCGTGTGAGGACAAAGCTATTTCACTTGTTTTTGCCACCTCTCCTTGAGAAGAAGCTCCTTTGAAGATTCTTCCTCTCGGGTCGGGCAACGCTAATTGCCTTGAGTTCGACCAGTCTTGGTCGGCAGAATTACGAGTTGTCTCAACACCGTCCGGGCCGTAAAGTTTCAAATTGGCGTTCGACCACAACATCTTGAATAATTTTTCACATTCATCTGCGGCAGCGGCGGTCGCGTTGGAAGTTTTGTTTCCGATTGTTCCTCCGTTCAAAAGTACCCACCCGTCTTCCAATTTTTTTGTTCCGGTTGTTTCCATAAAATCACCGGTGTCGTAACCTGCGGAGGAAACGTCAAAGTTCAATTTTTCCAAGCCAATGGACTTGTTTGCAATTTGAGAACCATCAACGACATCTTGCGTCGCAAGTTCTCCCAACCCGAGAGTTTCTCTTGCGGATTCTGCGTCAGCGCTTTGAATAAATTTGACACCCCATTGATTTACAGGGATAACCGACATTTGATCGGAATTTACGAAATACGGAATCGAGTTTGCGTTTCCTTGTACTTGAGACAACGCAGTCAAATTACTATTCAAAGGTTGGAAACCAGCGTCGATTTCCGGTTTTGTCGGAACATAACTTCCATAATTGAAAAGTTCTTCCCAAACCACAGATGGAGTAACGCTCGCTAGTCTTTTGATTATTTTTAAATCAGTTCGGTCCAACCAAATTCCAACCATATCTTCCGTGAGAGAATTGGCATCTGGGTCGCGCGTTCCACTGAACATCGTTAAAGCAGCTAAATCCCTGTTCAAAAGTTTTTGAAGGGATTGGGATATTTTCTCTGCCGGCGAAATATGGTTGAAATCTTGGCTCATTCTTCACAATTCCTTTTGTAAAGATGATAATAAACGGTCAAATGTTTTGCTGTTACTTCCGAATCAGAACGACTCGGAAGTAACGGTTCATATACTGTGCAGAAATTAGTCTCGATATTCGGGTGGCAGCTTGCCAGACTCAACATCAGCGCGAATACTTTTAAGCTCTTTGATGAGTTTTTTAACTTCTTCTGCATATTTAGCACCTTGTTTTTTGGATTCGTATTTTGTTCCCATAACAAAGGCCCCACCTAAAAAACCAAAAGTCATCAAAGCGAGACCGAGAATAGAAACGAGTTGCGCGCTCATTTTGCCTCCGATACGTTTTCACAACCAGAAACACCCGGGAACACACACGCCAATCTGTCCGCTCCCGTTGCGGAAATTTCATAACCTAGAGCTCCGCACAGAGCGACGATAATGGCAGCTAATACCGCCTTCGACCACAAAGCGTGGCCCAAATTTTTCAAAGCGTTTTTCATTTCCTAAACTCCTTCTCTCATTTTCTTCGCAAGATATTCACATCTGGACGGCGTTTGAACGTGCCATTTCGAATTTAACATTTCCTGCGAAGCTACTTCATAATCAAAATCTCGAATCGCTTTCCACATTCTCTTAAATTTAAGAACGCCTTTAAATCCGAGCTGAAACGCCATTTCATATAAGATTTTTCTCCTAAACTCGTCAAGAGAAATTTCTTCGTTTTCAATGTATCCGTCAATAAGAGATATACATTCTCTCACCCGACGTCTTAAAATCCATTCAGATTCATATTCTGTTATATAGGTAAATCCGTAACCGAATGTCGGAACACCTTCTGAACACAAATAAGGTTTCTCACGGAAACCTTCTGCAAATTTAATTCTTTCGCATAATTCGGAGAAATCTCGCTCAATCATGTTGGTTCCTTTTTCTTCTGCGACGATTTGCTAAAATAGGTTTGATAACTTGTTTGTGTAAGGTATAAATTGCAATAGTTAAATAAATAACAGTTATCAAAAATTTGAACCAGTGGTCAAAATAATCAATCCACCAAGGGAAAGTTAAACCACCGCTGGTTAAAGTAGCCGAGGTGACTTTCTCGCTAAGAGTTACAGGTGGTGTTGGTGTCATTTCTTCATCTCGCATAAGAATTTCTCCTACAACGTACAATCTACCACAAACGAACTTATAGGTCAAACAAAATAGGCGGCACGAAAAAGTGCCGCCTATTTTTTAGTATCTCATGGCTCTGAAATATCTTGTGGTTTTGTCTTCCGGAGCGTCTTTATCGTCGATGAAATCTATCGCTAATTCGACATATTCTTCAACTGATCTTCCGGTTTTAGAATAATCGCTGTACATCATATTCAGAACAAAAAAGAACTCTGGGATTTCGGAAGGAGAAATGTCGTGTTTACGAGCGACCTCCTCTACGTCTTCGTATTTCCAATGAGGTCCTACGGTTCCGTCTTTGTTTTTTAAACCCATTGCCGCTTTTTCTGCCATTTTACGAGAACCGAAAGGACATACGAACAATTCCAAATCGCATAGAAATTTTTCAACGGCAACGTGGTCTTTTTCGGACATTTCGTGAACAAATTTATCCGTCATGTGAGTGAGTTCTTTCATTCCGCAGTCCGCATCTGAGCGAGCGTACATTTCTGCTATTTCTTTGAATGTTCTGGACATTTCGGTTCTTCTCCTTCATCTTTATGTTTTTTTCCGGAATCGACGAGGGCTTTTAGCTCTCTGTCGATTACCAAAGAAGCTTTCTTGGTCTGAGAGATGAACCATTTTCGAGCTTCTTTGTTTCCGGCAAGGTATCCTAAAATCAATCCTAAGAATTTCATTAGGACGCCGATTAGCAGCAAGGTGTGTTGTAAACGATTATATGATTCGACGTGATACTTCCCATGTATCCGAAATACTCCACCCCTCGTTTCAGAGTATTTGAATACACGACGTTTCCGTATTTATCCAATAACGGAACGGTTGTCGAAACGCCATTTACGTCTACTGTAGCAACCACAGGTAACACAGCCGTGCTTGTATTAACGAGACACGGCATGATTGTAAAACAAAAACTCCGAGTGTTGCTGAACACAGGCGTTGATGAAAAACTCAACGCCAAAGAACCCGCGGCCACTGTTGCCGAAGTCGCACAAAATTTTCTTGTCATTTGATAAGTTTCCTTCTGTTTGGAAAAGTTAAAGCTTTCTTTAGATTCCACCCGCGCTCTAATCTTCTTCGAACGCAAGTAAATTCTATATTATAAATTCGGCACCAATCTCCGAGAAGATGTTTTACTCCGTCTAATTCATAATAACGACTTCTACTTGTGTTTTTAGCTTGTTCGCCGAGCGGAATCCAAGAACAATTTTCGGGGCAATAATCTTTATTTATATCGATTCTTTCGATTGTAAGATTGTCTTTGTAGCCACTACATGAAGCCCACTCGTAAAAAGTTCGAAAATCTTTTAACCAAGAATCACACATTTTTATCCCTCTCGCTCCATAATCTTTATAACTTCTTGAGTTTTTATTATAACAGCGTTTTTTGATACCATGATAGATTCCGTACAATCGGTTATTCGACAAATTGTGAGTTGTGTTTCTTTCAACGATTTTTTCTATATTCAAACATCCGCAAGACTTGGTGTTTCCACTTTTGAGAGATTTCTCGCTAACAACAACGTCTTTTCCACAAGAACATTTGCAGTTGTAAAAATACTCTTTATAATTTCTTTTGGAGTTCTCGTAAACGTGATGAATTTCGTGATCGAAACCCAAAACTTCCAATTTGCCGAATCTTTCTCCCTTTTTGATAAGTTTCTTCATAGTTGCTCTCCTAAAACCAAACATAACCGATGTAGTTTAGAATTGCCCCTATAAAAAATCAACCCTTAATTACAAGGTTCCACACCCGCAACAACCAACACCAGCGATGTTAGCTAACGAGGGCGTCACAATCGGATTGCACGAAGTGCTCAACCCCGTAACTTCAGGACGTTTCAGCATCTGGCACTGAATCGAAGCTAACGTGGCGTTGACAGGAGCCAACTGGTCTTTGACGAACAGTTGGTTCTGAAGCATCATATTTTCACGCTGAGTTTCTGCCAACTGATCGCGCAAGCCCTGATACGCGTAGAAATCAATCTTCGTATTCGTCACGCTTGCGTTTGCGGCGGCGGCTTCACGATTTACAGCCGCTTGCTGTTCAATCAAATACTGCGTGCGAGCAGTGTTGATGATTTCAGATTTTTCAGCGTCGCAGGTCGCTTTGAAGTTTTCAAAATCGTAGTGCGCGTAATCACCATGTCCGCAGTTTCCGCAGTTATTTCCCCAACCGCCAAAAGTGTTGCAACCGCGACCGACAAAAGCAAAGATAATAAGGAAGAATAAGGCCAAAAAGCCGATTCCACCCCAACTGTAAGATTCTTTATCCATTGTTATGGTATCCTTTTTATTAGACCCTTACATTTTAAGACGCTCAAGCGACGCTTGAAGCTCGTCTATTTCGCTGGTGGGGGTCTGTTCCACCGGCGGAAATCTCTGGTAAGAGGGTTCTGAGAGAAAGTCTTCGGCTTTCTTTAAACCCTTTAATATTTCTTCCTTGTTTCCTCCAACAAAGCGAACAACCATATCTCCTAAAGGACTATCTAACATTTTTTGAGCCTTTCTCGCGTTCTCCAGAGTTACCCCCGCTTGTTTCAAAGCTTCTTCCGGGCTTTTGGTAAAGCTCGTAATTTGCTGAGCGAAGTCATACGCTTGGCTCAGAGTTTTGGTTCTTTCTGGTCCGAGAAACCGCCCCGCAAAATTCATTAGGCTTTGTTTGTTCAGCATTGTCTTTTGTTCCTTTCAAGGTTGAAATTTCAGCGTTTAAGTTTTGAATGGAAAGCATCATCTGTTTCATCGTTTCTTGAAGCTCCCGATTGATTTCTTCCGGAGTTTTTGGCTTCTGAAGAATCCCTTTCTCATATAGGATCTTCTCGAACTCTTTCGCTGTTTGAATCACTTTGTTGTATTCTTCGCTCGTATAACCGATTTGAAGACCGTAAGAATTGTAAATCTTACCTTGTTGAACAAAGCCGATGAAACTAGAGTTTCCCTGTGTGAAATTTTCCATTACTTAATCCTTTCTCTCAGAAGGAGCAGCTTGAAGTTGCTCAAGCCGGATCAGGATCAGTTGTAAAAGCAATCTGTCGAAATTGTACATCTTCAAGTTCTCCTTTAACCTCACAGAAAAAGAATCGCACGAAAAAACCTATTCGACAATAAGTCCGAATAGGCTTGGAATAGATGTAAATTTTTGTTTATTTATAACGGGATATTCCACACATCGTTTTCTAAAGTTTTAAGGGAATCGTAAGCAGATTCAAGAGTTTTTGCTATTTCTTTGTTTATCCAATCTTTAGATAAGGGAATTTCTGATATTGTGTTCGCTATTTCTTTGTCGCTTTTGTGTTCAACGTATCGAGACCATAACAAGTTTCTTTCCCAATCTGACAAGCGCAGTTTGATGATTACGGCTTTGCAAAATTCCGAAGAAGTTCCCTCGAAAAACATTTTCATATACTGTCTTTTATCTTTTGCCGTAAACGAACGTCTCATGCTACACTTTCAACCCAGCAAACAATCTTGCTTCTCTTTCTGTTTTGAAAATCTTCTCTTTTTTTCCTCTTCGGCCAATCCAAAAAACCGCCACATATTTACCTCGCTGCAATTTGACTTCTTGGATCGGAGCGTTTGAACGGATTACTACGTTGTCTCCTCTTTTCAATCGGACACTCTGTAGAACCGAACTAGTCATTATTCAGCGACCTTCTGTTCTATTTTGGATTCAAACGTTGAGTTTGTGGAAAGGGCGATGTCTCTCCCGTCAACTCCGAACGAAAGATATGAGAAAAACCCAACGAGAGTTAAAACATACAATACGGCAAGAACATTAAATTTCTTGTCGCTTGAAGTTACCATTTTCTCGTTTGTCTCGAGAAGACGTTCTAAAATTTTATCATCAGCCATATTTATCTCCTACGGTTAAGTTAATGATTTATGTTATTCGGTTTCAACGGAAGAGTCAATAATACTTTCGTCCATATTGTCCTTCCACTCCATATAAAACTCATTAAAATAGTGTGGCAACATATTGAGTTGCTATGCTTTCGGTAGCTAACCTATCCACAATAATAACAATAAAGGTTTAGTATTCTTCGGTCAACATTTCTTTCCAAGTTGAAAAATCTTTAGGCGGCTGTTCATACCAACCCTCAGTTTCAGTATAATCCCTCAGATAGTTACCAAAATCAATGAAAAACAATGAAATTAGTTTTTGTAGAATCAGGGACTATATCACTCAACATTGAGTTCTCCTGATGAAATCGTTTAAGAATGTTTTTAGCAGCGTTTACGTCTGCATTATCTTCAAAGCCACATTTAACGCATTTAAAAACAGTTCCTTCACGATTTCTCTTGTCTATACGCCCACATACAGGACAAGTTCTACTTGTGTATTTAGGATTAACATAATGTAAATGAACACAGTTTTCTTCACATTTTTGTTCTATTGCTGTATGCAATAAACCTAAATTCCAACTCTTTAACAACTTTCTTGTTGTTTTGTTTACACGACTCTTTGTTCCAATCTGAATATATTTCAACTTCTCTAAAATCAAATCAGATAAAGAAGCAAAGTCTAATTGATTAACACACATTCTTATGTAATCATGTATCTGTCTTAACTTTCTATCATACGAATGCGATTTCTGTTTCTTATTATTCAGCTCGTTAATAAGCTGCTTTAATTTCAAACCATATTGGTTTCCATCAGAGCAAGATAATAAACAATTTATTCCTGCATCTATAGCTAGTTCTTTCTTTTGCTTCTGAATAACAGGTGTTTCTTTTTCGTATATGAGATCTATCTTGAATTTACCATTATTTCTTAACAATCTACATGATGACAACTGTCTCCAATCATTAAATTTCTTATTGTGTTTATGATTCTTTAATGGAAGAATAAGCTTAATCTTATTCCCGATAGAAGACAACAATAACCAAAAATCAAATGAATTTGTAGATTGGTTAATCTTCCAGAACCGATTATCCATATTGATTGTCTTACCATTGAAATATGGTTTGATTTTGTAATTCAAACGAAGCTCAGACATTTTCTTTGATAAGAAATTTAACTGCCTGTTATTCTTTACAAAATATTTATAAACCTTTTTATATCGTTTTTGTCTTAATTCAAAATCTTTCTTTCTTGTTGAACGGACAACTTCTAACGCTTGCTTGCCAGCACATTGTTGAAGTCGTGCAGACAACCAAGTGTTTACCTTCATCGGTGTAAATTTAGGAAGAATTTTAGATTGAGCATATTCATTAACATACAGATTTACAACACGAGCATATTCATCAAACACCATATCTAAAGTGTTTAACTTTTTATCAGTTGCAAACTGTAATGTTAATGAAGAACTTCTAATCAAAACACTTGACCTTTCTTTATTCTTTATAATTCGTTGATTTTTTGTGATGTTTTGAAATACCACTCATCGAACGTTTTCGGATTAGCCAGCCACCATTCATCTTCCAACGTGTAGTCCCTCAAGTACTGACGATAAAGTCTGTACTGTTCCTTAGTTTCATCATCAATCGGGAAGTCTGATACAGACAGATACTTGTCAGTCTGTTCAAGGTAATTGTTACGAATTGAACGGACTTCTTGCTTACGCTGTTCTATGGCAGGATCAGATGTCGTTAACACAAACTGCCCGTCAACATGGACGTAATCAGCTGTTGTGTGTTCTGGTTCGTTAGCGATAGCATCGCATACAAGACAAGGGAAAGTGCTGTCCGTATCTGATATTGCTATGATTTTATTGTCTTTGATTGCTTTAAACATTATTATTGTCCTTTCTTACTGATTGCCTTGGGCATAGACGAAACGGAAAGTTGTTGCTGAGGTGTATAGAGTACTAACAGTGTCGCCCTTTTTAACAGGGATTGTGATATTTAATCCGTAGTTTGTAGTACCAGATGCTGCTATTCCAACCAATGCATTTCCTACATACCCAGACGCCCCAACTGGTCCTATTAAACGAAACCACCCATTCGCAGGAGCTGTATAGGTACTACCACTCGCCCCCAATGTTAAATCAATATACCTGTTGCTAGGCATACTTGCTGCAGCAGCTTCAACAGAATTTGTCTTTGTAGCCAACTGACCCAACACTGCCCCTGCGTTAATTAGGCTTGCGTCTTGGACTGTATCGCCGACGTAGTAGTATAGGGAGCCGTTGCCGACTGCGGGAATAAATCTAATACCACTATTAGAGGTAATACTACTGGCACTTCCACTCCAAGTATATAAAAATTCTTGTCCTGCTTTTGCGAATAAGGAGCATCTAGACGTTCTACTGTCACTTGTAAACGCTGACTCGTAAACACCATTCACCTCACAAATAAGGCTTACTGATGTACTTGAGTTAACATTTACGCTATAAAAACCATTTTTGTTTCTTGTAACTCTATGAACAGAAGCAGTGGTGTCAAGACTTATAAGTTCCACTTCTCCCCCAGGAATATCCTCGCTCCCGTCCAACAACGGCAGTCTGAATGTTTCATCAGCAGTATTCACAACCCAGTCGTAGTCTGTGATGGTACCAGTCGAAAGTTTAACAGGTAATCCTCGTTTGACATACGTTTTTCCGTCAATAACTACAGTATCACCTTTATTGAGAGAGCTATTTAACTCAACTTGTAACTGCGTCCACATATCAGGATAAGTAGACTTTGCATTATACTGTCCATTCGATACCAACCAACTTGCATTTTCAGGAGCTACATCAGAATACATAGACTTACCAAAGAAGTCTGAATTATTGACCTTGTATTCCCTAATTGCAGGCAAAGTTTCCTCAATACCAGTTGCTACTTGAATGTAATAAGGATATTGTATTGCTTCCTGCTGAACAGGGGCGTTGTCTTGGTAGGTGGAAGAGGAACGGGAAGCGTTAAAAAACATTTTGTTATATCCACTTTCAGCGCTACCTACACCAACAGCTCCTGTATTTCGATAATCTCCAACATAAAAGGGATTGGTTGCAGCCGTTTCATACCAATGGATATTAGCATGATTTATACACCCTCCCATAAACTCACCACTAATATTCGGCAGACTCTCAGCCTTAATCGTCCCCAAATACTGCAAGTCAGTTAAACCTTGTGCGTTTACAACAGAAGGTAAACGGATAGTTCCAGCATCGTCGTCAATAACGAATCTACCGCACTGACCTAATTTAGATAAGTTCTTCTCTGATTGCCAGTTGGTTTCGGTAGTTGCCAAATTCGGGTATAATGCAATAGCTGATTTTACTTTGTTTGTAAACGGGATAAACTGCGATTGACTGATAACTTGTCCGTTCAGATAACGACGAAGGTTTAAGGATTCATCAATACCCAAAGGTGCAAAGCCTATGTCGCCAATTTCAACTCCTCCTGTTTCTCTCGGAGATCCTGCAATAATTTGTCCACCTTTACGAATCGACATAGTTTATTCTCCTTTTATAGCAATCTGAAAAATCAAATCAATAGAAATTAAGGTTGTTCCGGCCATTCGATAACGTAGGGAAAGCCCGCCTGCTCCGGTACGTCGCGCAATGCCTGACGATATGCCGCCCACGCTGCTTTTGTTTCCGCCGTTAAAGGCGCGTCCGGTAATTGTGTCCAGTCCGTGAAAGTCAATTTCATGTTTCTTTCGTTTCTGGCTATCTGTTCTTTTTCTTCCTGCGTCGGCTCCGGCTCTGGCTGAGGTTCAATAGGGGCCGGCTTCTCCGGCTCTGCGCCGATTATAAAATACCGCTTTAATTTTCCGGCTGTTTTTTCTCGGCGGCTTTCGTCTTCTTCAAAGCTTGTCCCGTGTTCTGCCGCCCATTTTCGCGCCGCTTCAAAGTTTAAATCCCGCGTGCCGTCTATATATTCGATTGTTTGATTGTATTTAAAATCTGCCATTGTGTTTTCCTTTCTTTAAATTTTCGCGACTGTTATTTTAACATATCCCGCCGCGCTGACGCCGTCTTCATAATTCGGGTTTATTACATAATCGCTATTAACGCCAGATGAGCCTCCCCCGCCGCCTGCGGCATATCCGCCGTTTTTGTTCCAATCGCCAGCACCTGATCCGCCGGCGAACCAACCCGCGCCGCCTGCGCCTGTCTGACCGCAATACCCGCAGGTAATACCTGCGCCGCCGTGTTTTGGATATGTTGAACTTCCCGCCGCGCCGTTGTGATAATGTCCAACTGATACAGGTTGTCCAACCCCGCCCGCGCCGTCTGCTGTTTGAGTTCCCGGATATCCGCCAGCGTCGCCTCTATAACCAGGGTTTCCCTGCGTTGCGTTATATCCGCCAATACCGCCAGCCGCTCCACGGCTTGAATTTGAACCGCCGCCGCCGGCCGTTGCTATTCGCTGATTATACCAGATACTTGTATCAAGCGCAGGTATTCTTATATCAGAGGCGTTATATTGAGGCGTAATTCTGTCCGTTTTTGGGTATGCCGTGACAAAATTAAAAACCATTCCGGGCGTTACTCTGATATATCCTGTTACTCGACCGCCGAGTGAACCTCCATAGCCGCAGCCGCCGCGGATATCAAATAAGATACATTTAACGCCGTCCGGTATTGTGTAAATCGTTTCCGTGCCTGCTGTTGAATTTTCATAAAGAACAGTGCCAACGGGGAGCAACTTTTCATATACAAGGACGGAGCCTTTATATATCTTTTTCACCGCCCCCCCCATGTAAATTTTATCCAATTTTTGAGAACCTTTATAAACTGGCATTTTTACCCCCTTTAAACCATTGAAATAGTAACGTAGCCACTTCCCGCTCTATATCCTTGTGTATGGACGACTTCGGAGCAAAGAGTCGGGTGTGTGTAAGATGATCCGCCGCCGCCACCTCCGCAATTCCAGCCGAAATATTCGTACCAAGCTCCCGAACCACCGCCGTAATAACCGCCGCCACCTGCACCAGAGCCTCCAGTTCCACCATAAGATTGCGTCCCATAAGCACCAGCGCCGCCTAAAGCTAGCGAACCAGCATTTCCGTTTGCACCAGCACCTGTATCTTTGCGATTTCCACCTGCGCCGCCTGCTGTTTGTGTACCACCAGAGCCTCCATAACACCTTGTTACTTCGCCACCAGTGCCACCTGTTACTCCCCCTCCTGCGCCGCCTTTTCCGTAAGTGCCATCTCTTGTATTTAATGAGCAATTACCACCCCCGCCGGCGACAATAACCCTATTGGAATAAGCTGTTCCGCCTATTCTGATATCACAGGCGTTATACGTTGCAATATGAACGTTCGACGCTATTGTTCCGATTATTATATTTAATACCTGCCCCGGTGTTACATTTAAAATGCACTGAACACGACCGCCGTATCCGCCAGGTGCCTGTGAATTTGAATATCCTTGACAACCAACGCAATCAACCCTTATTTGCCTTATTCCGGGCGGGACTTTCCACGTCCCGTTTGACGTAAATGTAACGGGATCAAAGCCAAACCGGTAAACAAGTGTGCTTCCTTTATATACTTGAGTTATTATGGAACCGCCTTTATAAATAAGCCCCTGATTTTGACTGCCCTTATAGATCGGCATAAGATCACTCCTTTATTATTCAGGTATGAAATAAAACGTATTTGCGTCAGGCGTTGCCGGCAATGCTGAAACGACTTGAAACTGCGACTTGTCCGCTTTTGCGTCAAGCTTTGCTTGCCCCGTCGCGTCAAGGTTTGATAATGACGTGTTCACCTTTGCGTCAAGCTTTGCCCGCCCCACTTCGTCCAGATTGTCCAAAGACCGAGTGGCGCAAACAACAGGCGTTTCGTCATCGGTGATAAAACATAAATATTCGGGGTGTAACGTTTCAATCTGCTGATCTTCGTATTCCTGAGTTGTTCCAATCCAGTCATATATTTTATCCCCGGTGTTCAGGTCAACTCCGCCGCCGCCTTTTTCCGCCCATTCTGTCCCATTCCAATAATATAATTTATCTTCATCAATACGATAACAAGCCTGACCCGCTTTCGGATTTTCAGGGAAGGCGTTTCCGGCCCAAGAAGTGCGAAGAACTTCTAAATTATTTGCGACATCTTCATAAATCGCGTCACGAACGTTGTCTTTCCGAAGCTCGCTGTAGTTCTGAGACATTTTTGAACCCTTCCTTTTTAAACTGATTTTCCCTTGAATATTATAATATTTGACGCTTTAGGTCAATATCCGATTGCGTTCCAAGCAATCGTCACATCTCCGGACCACTTCGTTCCGTCTGTGAAATTCAAAAGCTCGAAATCGAAATAACCGTAAGCGTGAGAGGAATCCGAGCCGACACCGCGAGTATCCACAGCCAAGACGTTTACTCGGCAGGGAGGATTCGCGTTTCTGACTTCCGTAAACACATTCGGACGAGAGTAAAATTTCTTTGTGAACCAAACGCGAGTTCTACCCTGATACGGTCGGTTTTCATCGAAGATTTCAGTTCCTTTATCAACAACATCTTGAACGTCTATGTGAAGCGTGGCGCCCGCCACGCCGAAACGACCGCTTACAGGAGGTTTTAAGTCAACCTGAATACCAACAATCGCATCTTGATATTCGTAGTCTCCGGGATATAAAGGACGAAGAGTTGAATATCCGATAGGAGATTTATGGTTGGCGTAAGTTACGAATTGATCCTGATATTCCGGAGCGTAACTCAATTCCACGTCGCATAAAATCGTTACCGGTTCTCGTTCTGCGTTCGTGCTTTCTGAAGTCTCTCCGTTGTCGGAAACAGCGTAAGTGTCATATACGGACAAAAATCTGTGGTCAAACAGCTTCGGGCTTGGAAGAATTGTTTCTCCAAGACTGATTGTTTCTTTTTCTGACATTCCAACAGATGGTCCGTCAACTTTATCAGAAACAAAAAACGGAGTGTATGTTGAAACAACCGGACGGGCCACGCTGGCGGTGCTGATTCGAATTGGTTCTTCTACAAAAACTTTTAAATCAATCTGTCCAACTTCGTCCGAGATAGATAAATTTTCAGAAACCGTCGTATCTGTTCTAATTGTGTGAGCGAATTTTTCATAGGTTAAATTCACATAAACGGAAGAATCCGTCATAGAACTTCCTATATTATCGTAGGTCCACGGAACGAGAACGACGGTTGCCATATTACGCTAACTCGAATGTGAGAGTTTGAACGAACTCCATGTTCGGAAGAGCTGGGATTGCTTGCGGATAAACCGCGCGGTCTAACATAACTCCTTCAGCTTCGGCGTTGAAAACACCAACTTCCTGAATGTTTTTCGTAATCGTCCCACGTTCGAAAACCCCTGTAATCGTAAAAGACTTTCCGTCTTCTTCGAAAGTCCAAGTCCCAGCTACACGGTTTCCTTCGTCTTCCAAACCCTCCATTGAAGTTGAAGTCGCAGAAGATCCGGCTCCAATCGCAACATATTTCATAACGTTCGGTCTGGCCGATTCGTCGGCAATAGCATGACGAACGAAATCAAAACCAACATTTACGATTGCGTTTTTCTTTTCGGTATAATAGTGTTTGTTTCCGTTTTCGTCAACATACCAACAACGAGCGGTCCCGACAAGTTTAAGTGAATCTTTCATCGTAAGGTTCCTTTTTTGCAAAAAAGTAATGACAAAGTGTAACGCTAAAGCTCAAACAAGTCAAGCAACGCGTTCGAGTTTGTCGTCGCCTAAAACAAAAGTATCAAATCTTCCGATGGGAGTTGCGTTAGCTTCAACGTTTCCATCGTCTTTTGTTTTTTCAACCCCGTAACTCAATCTTCTCGTTCCGGCGTCTTGAACTAATTGAACGAACAAGAAATCATACTTTTTCGATCTCTCAAAGGGAACTCTCAATTCAATTCCGTCAGACCCAAAGCAAACCAAGTTTTCGTTTTCGAGACGAAGCTTAATCCAGATGGAATTATCTTCGGAACGAAGAGTCATAATATCATAGACATTGATGCTCCGGGAAGTTAGTTTGACAGTAAATCTCAAAGTGAACATTTCTGGGACATTCACCGGATATTTTACATCAACCATTCGATTTAAAACCAAACCTTGTGCTACTCGAGCCGGACCATAAAAAACCTCAGATGAATAGTCAGGATTAACAGTTTCTTTTATGTCTTCGAGAGTTCCATCTAAAGGAAAGCCAACCTGCCCGGTTGCATCGGGATATTTATTTTTCTCTTTCCAGCAAATAACAGCTTGGGCGGCACCCTCTTCCTTGCTGGCCACAGAGCTGTTCAACCAGGAAGTTTCATTCGCTTGTTGGGAGTTCCACGGATAAGTTAAATCTGCGAAATAAAGGGGTTGCCCGAACTTAAATGTTTCACTTTCATACCAGTTGCGGGCGCGGGTTACTTGATCTAAGTGAACGGGGAAGTAATGTTCGGCAAAGGACGCCCCATCGTCCATTTGAATAACATCACGACCGGCATTTTCGTAACGAACAAACCCGTCCGTAACCCCGTCCCAAGAATCCAAACCGTTCGAGAGATTTGCCCCGGAAGCCACGCTCTCATCGGCATCGGAACTGAAAGAAATATAATTACCGGAACGACCCGGAACTTGGGCGGTGAATGTGAGTCGCGTCATTCCGTCGTTTGTAACAGTAACGTTGGTATCCGTTTTGTTTATTACAATTTCAGCATTATGAAGAGTTCTTTCGAGTGTGTCTCCGATTGGTATATCCGTTCCGAAAACATATCGGGTGTTTTCTATAAGAATACTTTCGCCGTCTGTTGGGTTTCTCGGCAAACGTCTTTGCGCTCCGCTTTCTGAAGTTTGCATAGACGTAAATTCAACCCATCCATAAGCGCGTGTCGGCTGCGTGTTGTCGATTTTAAGAATTTCGTTTCGGTCTTTCATCAACGCCATCGAGAACTCGGTGTAAACGGGTTGCTCGCAATACGCACCTAACTGAGAACGAGTTTTGATGAAGAAACCGGTGTATTCTCCGGTTATCGGGTAAAGAGACGTGTAACCTGTTCCGGTTGTTGAACAAATCTTCGTTCCGCTTTCCCAAGTCGAATTTCCGGTTCTGACTTCGTAGTAAACGTCTTCTCCCGTAGAATCCCAATCAAAACGGGGGCGGTCGTTGTTTGTCGTGACGTAGAAATTCTTCACGTTCTTCGGACGGCCGGCTTCGATTGTAATTCCCATCGCGATTTCGGAATAAGTTCCGATGATGTCTTTCGCCTTAACCCAAATCGTGTGTTTTTCCAAATCCTTGAAAAAATACTCATATTGAGGATTTGTCGTTGAGAAAGACAGAACCGTTCCCGTATCCCAAGTTTCCCCCTCGCGAACTTCATAACACATCAAATCGGCATCTTGAACAGGGTCCCAAGTAATCAAAGCTTTCGTCAGACCACCGTCGCCTTTTAAGTTCTGAACGTTTTTGGGGGGTTCATTGATATTGTAGGTGTCATAACGGAATGCCGGGGCCGTCTCTAAATCCGGAAGATAACCGAGAGTATTATACGGCAAGAGTGTCCATTCGATGGCTCCGATGGGAGGATTCTTGACCGTAGCGTCGTACATGTGTTCTATTTTGTTCCATGCGGTTTCGCCGTAAGGACGCCAATAAACTTCGTAAGTTCCTTTGTAATATTTGTACGTCGGGTCGAGCTGAGGAATCAAATCCAAGTAAGCGCACTTTTCCTCTTTGTCGAAATACTCGTCAAATTCCAAATCCAAAATGTGAGGAACCGTTGAGGGAGTAACAAGGGATTGATATTCTCCGGCTTCCAGTTTTGCTCTTTGGTCAGCTGATTTTTGTTTCAGACGATTGATTTCTGTCGCACCGATAGAAATCTTATCGGGAGAACCCTCAACCTCTTTAATGGAAGTAACTCGATAAGGTTTCGCGTTTCCTGCGTCGGTTAATTCTGAGGTTCTGATTGTGTAAACGGTGTATTGTCCGATTCTGTCGTCGAGAGGAACTGAAAATTTCAGAGATTTAACATAACCAACTCCGTCAGGAATAACTTCGTAGGAAATAATTTTGTCTCCGACTTGGAAATCGCAGAAATAGTTGATTCCTCCACCAACGATAGCGGATTCAATAAACATATCATCGCGAAGATAGGCGGTGAGACGGTCTTCTGAAACAGATGTCAAACGTCCGCTTTGTCCTGAGTTCATATCTGGGTCGGAAATAAGAATCACGTCTCCGATGTTGCAATTCAAACCTTCTCGAGTGGTAACGAAATTAACGGAAAGAGTTTCGGTGGTATAAGTGAGAAGAGCATACCACGCTTTGCGAACGGCTTCTTGAACGCTTGTGCAACCAATCAAGTTTGATGAAACTTCGTTCTTTCCGTATTTTGCGATAGCTTCCGTATCTTCCACAACTCGTTGGTCTTGAATCCAATCTTCGGCTTCATTGATGAAAGTTACGGAAACCGAGTTATACCACATTGAGGGGTCTGTGTAAGAATAGTTAAACAAACCATCTACAACGTTTGACGGTGTGAAAATATGAACGGCAGCGTCGTCATCTCGAGGAATTTTCAAGCGAACTGCGCCAGAGTTGTCTTCAAACAAAGTGGCGTTGAAAGAAGCCGCAACGTCCATAACAACTTCGCGACCCATTTTTTGTTGGTCGATTAGGCCGTTCCATGTATAACGAGGGACGAAATTTCCATTTCCGTCATCAACTAATTCGTCACAGAATTGAGCTGCGTCGTAGAAATCCATTTTATCTACGTCGAATTTATAGAACGAACCCATTCCGTAACGGGGGTTTGTCAACAAATCGTAAAGAATCCAAGCTGGGTTGTTCGTCCAAGATTTCTTGAACAGACCGTCCCAATCACCCTCGTAGGTGTGCTTGTGACCGTCATAATTTGAGGGAACTGAAATAATCGCAAGATTATACACGCCCCAAACCTCTGGTGTTCCTGAAATCCTATTTGAACTTTTTATAAAAAAGCGAGCACAAGCTGTATTTCTGAAATTATATTCTTTTTCTGATTTACCAACAGAGATTCCAACAATCTGAGCAGAATACTGATTCCCCGTAGCTTGTGGTTTATCTAACGTACAAACAAACCTCAATCTTACTTTGGGTCTTTCTTCAGTGTCATACTCCGGAAGCCACAATCTATAATCTTTATAAAACCCAGTTGTGGTTTTACCCGTTATAGTTTGCACACCTAAATCAACCCATTCATCGGCTCCATCATATTGCCACTTGCATTGGAACGAAAATGTCCCGTTATATTGTTCTCCGTCTTCTCCCAAATTCAAAAGCTGAGACAACGACAATCTAAAATCAATATAATCGTATTCACCAAACCCACTAATTGTTATAATTTTAGCTCGAAACAAATCTTCTTTATTGTAATCTCTAGAATCTCTTGAATGGTCTGGGTCGTTTGGATTCCAAGCATAACCAATTAAGGAAAAATTACCAGAACCGATTGAGATTGGAGTTTCGGCACCAAGAGCTAAGTAAATTTTTTCGTCGTCTGTCCCTTTTCCTCGATATATGTCTAGTTCATAATCTGTGTAATTTTTTGTTCCATTCGAAGAAGTTAATGGGGTAGAGTCCACATAAAAAGATTTATCGTCGTCAACCAAACCTTCAATCGGGCCTTCACATAATCCAAGAAGAGCTTCAAGATAATCTCCCGAAATCATATTATCTTGTAAAACTTTCGGATAAATTGTTTTTGCCCCACCAGAAAACAGGGTTTTAGCATCTTTTCTATGGATTAAACTTTTCATAAAACAACCCTTTTAGAAATGATTAACGACATCAGAAACAACATTAACTGTTGTTTTTGTAACCCCATAAGGAAAACAAATAACATCCCATTTGTGACTTTTCCACCAAGATTTGGTTTTAACTGGAGCGACAGAGTTATCAAAAATAGTAGTTTCAGCTTGTGTACCCCAAGACAAAAGTTGACCATATACGCGATACCGACCGTAACCTATAGGGATCGCGGTTCCAACTTTTGTAGTATTACCGTTCATACCAAAAGCATAATTTTGATGAGTTTCGTTTTGGTCTGGTTTGTTGTCCTCTTTTAAATGATTGGCGAGAACTCCCATCCAAATCCCAGCTGCTGACAAAGCAGCTCCAACAGCAATATAACCAGCCGTCGTCAACATGGTAGCTGTTTCACCAGCTGCTGTAGTAACTGTTGTGGTAAGTCCTGCGGCTCCGAAACCACCAGTAGCGGCTATGGCGATTACAGCAATTACAACAATAATAGCCGTCATAATCCAAGCCGACTTTGTGCTGCCACCCCCTGCTGGAGTAAACGCCGGCATTACGTCCAATTCCGAACATCCGCCCCTGCGATATAAGTCGTCTTGAGTTTTAACTTGTTTGCAGAAGCAATCAAATTTATGGCCGTTTTTACGGGTTAATTTCTTTTCATTGTTTCGGCAAACAATTCTTAACGCTTCGTAAGCGTTGTTCGCTTCAACAACGTGTTCTCCGGGGCAGAGTTTACCCAACAAACCGTGAAATCTGACCGTTATTCGCATGAATCGGACTCCGAAACCATCAACCCTAAAGTTTCTTCGTCAACATAATAACAAAAAACTCCGTCCTTGCCAACGATATAATGTTTCTTATCGGCCCAATTTTGGAAAGCCAAGTAATCATCTCTCGATAGGTTTTTGCTTCCGTTCGGGTGAGTGTGCCACGTCGCTTCCGCGTCTTCGAATTTTTCCAAGTCTTCATAAGACGGAGAGAAAGATTCCGTCGGCGTCGGGTGTACGTTTTCGCACTCGAATATCTGACCGTCTTTGATAAATCCCCCGCGTTCTCCGGGTTTGTCAGAGTAAAATCTTTTCAGTTGGGTTGAAATTTCCATTGATTTTCCTTTCACAAATATCAAAAACTTTCGGTTTAAATTTTAATCCGGGTTGTGATTTGTGCCGAACAACCCCAACCGTCCAATTTTTCCATATCGTGTCATATCTGTCAATAGAGGACAATCTGTTTTGAACGTGATGTAAAATTTTTCCGTTTCCGATCCAAATAGCGGCGTGGCAAGCGACCGACGCTCCGAGGGCAACGAAAATTAGATCTCCGAACTCAAAAGAATCGTCAACGAGTTTAAATCCCTCTTTTTGAAAAAACTTCGCGTATAAAGACTCGTCTTCCCAAAATTTATCGTAGCGAGCGTAGTTTCTCAACTCTATTCCGAACTCTTTTTTATAGAAGTCCCGAACCATCGTATAGCAATCGGTTATTCCAAACTTAAACGGACGACCGCAATAATTTTCAAACATTTTGTTTCCTTTCATTATTTCAAAGAAAGAACAGGAAATTCAGGAGGACGATACGTTCTGGGTGGAAGTTTCACATTATATCCGTCCATAGGAGATCGAAGCTCCAAAGAAATAGACATTTTGGTAAAAGACCTCACCGACCAAACGCGCCACTTCTGAGCTAAATAGATTTCGCGGCCATTGATGATATCGTCATATAAAACTCTGTAGCGGGTCATCATTGCGCCAACCAAAGCTCCGTTGCGAATATATCCGGAGAAAACACCGTCCGGATTGGCGCAAAGAAAACCCGGTCGTTTAGGAGACCCAAGAGATGAGTTTTCCCACCCCTCAAATTTGAGAGGAATGCCTTGCCACCTTTTTAAATGTTGAGTCCCGTCGGAATCAGTATAATCCAATCCCCATTCAACAGAATTGTTTTCTTTCAAACGCAAGAAATAATACTCTCCGTCCGACTGAACCAAAAACTCATACAAATCGACGTATCCGTCAGCGATGAGTTTTTGGTTTTCGAGAATGTGTTTTTCAGGTATATTTTTCATTCGGAAACCTCAATCAACTTAACGCTGAAAGGTTCGACAACACCTTCAGAGCCGGGGAGAACTTCCGGTTCGTCTAGCTGAGAAACGAAACGAACAACTTTCTTTCCGTAAACAGGGTCGTCATAAATAAATTTGTCCCACAAATCGTGCCGACGATAAAAATCCATAAACCACCCGAAGTTATTCACAGATTTCTTTGTTTCCAAATCAATCGTTCCATCTTCTTTGACATACCAGCGATAACCGGAGAATTTCAACTCCCATTGAAGCATTTCAGGGGCATAAGGCTTCGTTGTCATCGAATATCCGTTTCCAAGAGCGAAAGAACCCGCCGTGGAAGTGTGGATTAGCTTTCGGCTATGAATCATAAAATCGTCAAACGTTTCCATTAGTACCTTCCTTGAACAACTTGTTGAATTAACTGTCGAGTTTGGCCACCCTGAAGAATGTCACGACCTATTGTAACTAAGACATCGTTTGGTGTCATTCCGGCTTCTTTCGCATCGGATACGACATAAACGTTTGTTACAACAGGTTTTGCGGATTTGCTTTCACGAATATTTGAAGCTTTTTCATCGGACACGCGGGAAGTTGCGCGATTTAAAGAATCGAGAGTTTCTTTACCGAGCATATCGACCGCGGATTTCTTCATAACATATTCCCCAGGCATAAGCAATGCGGGAACGGAATCACGACCAACAACTCCACCACCGGTGGCAAAACGCCGAATCCCCTGAGTTGTGACTAATCCTCCAGCAGCTCCTGTGGTTCTCCCAATATCTAAAATTGAAGTTATAGGTTTATTGTTGTTAAACAAATAGTCAAAAGAGCCGGATCCACCAGTTTTTACTCCTCCAGACGCACCTATTCCAGTTCCAACCGACTTAAACGCCTGACCGACAGCAAACATCATATAATCTACACCTTTATCTATAGCTTTATTCGCTAAAGATTGAAGTATGGATTGTGCCATTTGCCTAAAAGCATCGGAAACCTTCACGCCCTCTGTTGCGATTGATCTGAACGCATTTTTCAAACTAGAAGAAATAGAGTTCAAACCTTCCAAAGTCAGAGAATACGCTGCGGATTGTTGGTTTATGTTGTTGAAGAAATCTCTCGCGCCTTGCCCCATGGAATTTCCTGTCTGGTCCCAGAATCCAGTTCCGTTGATTCCTAGACGATTGGCTTCTTCAAGGGCGGCTTGTTCATCAAGTTGGAGTTTTACGACGAGTTCTTCTTGTGGATTTACAAGTTCGCTTTGAAATCTCTGGTCGGAATACGCGCTATATAAGTTGCGCTCCTTCTTTAAATTTTCAAGAATTTCCCGTTCAACAGCAAGCGATGCTTGGGTTTTCTCCAAACGAACTCTGGCCATTTCACTCGGATTGTGGTTCATTTGAGTCCTTATAGATTTGAGATTTAATTCAGCTAAATTACTAGCATCTCTAACATCATTTGCTCTCGTTTTTGCGTAATTTGATTGAGAGTTAAGACGTTCCGTGAAAGATTTATCTCGAGCTTCAATGACAGAACGAAGAACGTCTTTATCAAAGTTCTGTTTTTTCATAGCGTCGATGAGAGCGTCGAAAATTTCGATATTTTCACCCAAAGAAGAAGTTATCGCCTTAATCTTATCGCTTATTTCTTCGGCAGATTTCTGACGATTTGCCCTCTTAGCTTCTTTGATTTCTTGCTCTACGTCTTTTATTTTTCCTTCAACGTAGTTTTCAATAGCTCTGTCAATTTGCTGAATAACATTATTTAATTCTTCTTGAGTTTTTAAGGCAGTGTCTCGCGCTAGTCCGCTCAATTTGTCTTCTTCGCCCTTAATACTTCTCATCTCGGAACGTAAAGAAGAAGAGGTGGAAATTAACTCGAGTAAATCCGACCGAGAAACGTTTTTGTTTCTTATTTTTTCTTCAAAGTCCGGAAGGGTTTTCCACAAAACATTCGCCGCTTTTTTCTGAATGCCAACGAATCTGTCAAATTTCTCACCGGAGTTTTGTTGCAAACTTCTAAGAAATGCGAAACCAGTCGTTCCGTAAGAACTTCTTGCGGTTAGAATCTGTTCGAGAAGCCCTCGCATTTGTGGATTGGAGCCGCCAATTCCGTAAATCCTTCTCTCGAGTTCATTATTTGATACTCCAGACATTCTATAATCGAGGGCTTTCTTATAATCATCAACGTGTCGATAATCCCGAGGATTTATTCCAAACAACTCGCCGAGTAGGGCGGCGTTGCTTTTATCTTGTTTACCTCGTCCGAACGAACTCCTCGCAATTTCCCAACTTATCTGATTTAAGTTCTGTTTCTTTAGTTGCAAATCAGATTTGAGAGCTTGTCGTTCTTCTTCCTCCCTCAATAAAGCAAGTTCTTTAATATAAGAGATAAGTTCTTCGTAAGAGGAACTTAAATTTCTTACGATTTTTCCCTCTTTGTCGTATTTTTGGGATAGTTCTTCGTGAGCGCGAGCGATTCTTTGGGTGTACTCTTCTAAGTCCTCACCCTGGCGTTGCATAAATACTCCGCGGCTAGAACTTACACCCCACATATCGTCAGCAAAAGAAGAAGAGGTTTGTTTTAAAGAATCCAATTTGTTTTTGGATTTTTCCAATTTGGAATCTAACTTTTCAAAAGCAGCACTCAAACCTTTGTTGATAGCACCTGTCAGCTTTGAAATAACTTCAGAAAGCTCGTTGATTCCAGCCATTGTTTTTTTGAAAGCAAAGTTAATCGGCCCACCGACATCTGCTCCAATTTGGAACCAAATATTCTTGAATCTGTTTAACTGAGCAATCGTCGTATCCATACGAGTTTGTTCTGCTTTTTCAGCTTCACCTCTACGATTCATAGAAACTAATAAGTTTTCATACAGATCTAACTGAGATTTAGAAGCCAAATAGAACGAAGCGGCTTGTCTGTCCATTCCGCGGAAAGCGTTTTCAGCACCAAAACCAGCTTCTGCAAGATTTCTCATTACGTTCGAAAAACCTTGTACACGAACGTTTACGTCAGAAACCGTCAAACCGACCCGTTTTAATTCTCTTTCGAGTTTCTTCGCCGGGTTAGAGAGTTCTGTCAACAAAGCTCGCAATCCTGTACCCATAATTGAACGAGTTTTCAAACCGGCGTTCGTAACAGCAGACATCGCTGCGACGGTTTCTTCAAAGGACATTCCCATCTGAGAAGCCGCAGCACCAGCGTACTGCATACCTTTCTGAATAGAGTTGATTTCCGCTTTAGAGTCGTTCACGGCAACGGTCAAAGAGTTCAACATTCTCTCAGCATCAGAAGACTGAGCGTTCCACAACGACATTGAAGAAGTCAATAAATCAACAGAAGTTCTCAAATCGGTTCCAGTTGCCGCCGCCAAACGGTTTACGCTTCCCAAAAGTTTTGAGATTTCTTCTGCCGAATAACCAGCCTGAGCCAAAACCGTCGTTGTTCTCGTCAATTCTTCAGTTGTATATCTTGAATTTGCCCCAACTTCACGAATAGATTGAGCCAAATCCGCCATACTTCCATCAGTTGCGCCGGCAATAGCTTGCGTTTCAGCCAGCCATTCCTCCATATTCGGAGCAGATTCGAATCCGGCGCGGATCGTATTGTAACCTGTTGAAATAATTCTCCCCTGCATATTCCACAAAGCTTGAGAAGCAAACCTCTGTAACGAGGAACGACCAGCCTTTCTAAAAACCCCGTTAGCAGCCATCGTTCTCAATCTTGCAGAAACAGTGTCGCCGAGCGTAGGGTCGAACATACCGCCCACAACTCCAGATAAACCTTTATTGGAAATAGAATCTAGTTTTTCTCTGAAAACGTATTCTAAATCGGCTTGTCTAGCTCTGCGAGCAGCTTCAGCTGAAGAGGCCGAAGAACTTTTAGGACTTTCACGACGGATTCTTTCTTCGCGATCTCTCACAAAATTAGCGTAAAGTTTGTCGGCTTCGGCGTAGTATTTTTTCTCGTCTTCGATTTTTTTACGATTTATTTCTCGTAATCTTTCAGTTTGTCTAGCTTCCTTTTCCAAACTAGACAATCTTTTTTTCCGAGTTCTTTCTCTATCTTCCTCAACCTTCTGGGTCGATCTTTCCAAATCTAAAATGCGTTTTTTGTGCGTCAATTCTTGAGATTTAAGACGAGATTGTATTCTCTCAAGTTTTTGTGTTTCGTTTGCTTGTAACCGAGTTAAATCTCTACTTCCCATAGAAGAGAGTTCGGAACGAGAAACACCCAAAGACGAACTCAAGCGATATTGCTGAGACAAAGAATACGTTGAAAACGCTCTATCTTTTAAGCGGGAGATTTCATTCAGTCTTTTTTGGACTTCTTTTAACTGAGCATTTAAATCTTTGAGTTTTTTCTCACTCTGTTGAACGTCAATTTCAATCTTAGCCTTTCTTGTGATTGAGTCTTTTTCGTTCGCCATTTTAAAAATCTCCGCTAAAAGTTATTCGCATCGGCAACAAAAGCTTTTAAGTCTGAAAGATTCCCTGATTTTTTAACCGGAGCGGAACTGCTTCCGCCATCGTCAGAACCCCCAAAGGCTTTGCTCACAATCATAACTAAATTCTCATAATTTTGCAAGCATACCATTTGTTCTCGACGCAAAAAAGCTCCTACTCCGAGACGAATTTCTCGGAGTGTGAGCTTCCCTGCGATTTCAGACAACGGTGCTCCAAAAGCAAGGAACACCGATTCTTCAAAATTTAACTCTTTTGCCCATTCGAAGTATTGTCCGAGGATTTCATCTTTTCCTCTCGGGCTTTCGCTTTCTCGTCCACTCTGTTCAGGGCTTTGATAAAAAAATCGTGGAGTTGTCCTTCGATGAAATCCAAGATACGCATTGCGTCTGAGATTTCCAAAGAATCAATATCAGTAATCAAATCGTCGATGTCATAGCGAGATACTCCGTCCTCGGTTTTATATTTAGCCAAAAAAGCTCGAAGCATTTTTTCTTGAATTTGAGGAGAAACCAAAATTAAATCAACTTCCCCAATATCATCGACTTGAGACGCTACAAAATTCAAACGACCGAACGTCATTTTGATAGTCGCGCCATTGACTACAATTTCATCAGCCATAGTTATGTCCTTTCCTACGTTAAGTGTTTATGACTTCGACAATAATACGGAATCGGAACGGAGTTTGTCAACAGAAAAGGTGACGTTCCATTTCTGAAACGCCACCCTGGTAAGGTTCCTGCCGTAGGATTTCAAGAACCTTATTTCTTGAACAGTTCCAAGCGACATTTACGCTGAGCGTCGTAGCCGTTATCGTTCGGCAACAACATGTACGGCGTAATTTCAAACGGCATGGAAGCGTAGTTGTCCGTCGTAGCGGCCAACGTGAAACCGTTGGTTACACGAGCTTTCTGAGAAATCAGAACAGTCGGTTCTTTTTCGTTCGGGAGAACGAAAACCATCTTAACGGAAACATACGGAGTTTCGTCGTTGGAAGCAACTTTGATGAAGCTGACCGTGATTACGGAGTCACCAGCGACAAAGGACATTCCCTGAGCCAACGGGTCTTTCAACGTGACTTCCAAGAAACCTTTCGTTCCGTCAAGACCTCCCGTCAAAGAAACACCCGACAGAGTGAATTTTTCAGAAGCGGAGGTCGTCAAGGTAACAGCGTTTCCTTCCGTTCCGATTTCAGAAGCCGTAATCGTAACAACCGCTCCGGAAGCTTCTAAGGTTACACCTTCAACTTCACACAGCGCGATGTTAGCGGCGGTTTCCTGTTCATCAGAACCAATAATAAAATCCGTACCGGCGATTAACGCTTTGTTTCCAATACGAATCTGGTCAGATGCTTCAGGTAACGCGGCAACAGTAATGGTTCCTGTAGCTTTCGCACCACCAGCAGGAGCTGTATATTGAGTCGAAGAAACAACACCAACAGCAACGCGGTCGTCTGCTCCAGAGTATTTCGCCTGAATCAACAAATGCTGACCTTCAGCAAATTGAGAGCTGACATCACTGTCGCTGTAAACTTTGATAGTATTCGTTGTGTCACCATCTCCATTAACAGCTTCTTTCAAAATGAAAGTCTTGCCCGGCTGATATTTGGAACCGTCCAAACCAGCGGCATACGCCAAGTTAGCTGCCGTGTATTCGTAAACGTCGGCCGTAACAGAAACATCGTTCCCTGTGACCTGAGAGTCAACAACCAACTGCTGCAACCCCTGCGTCAATTCAATACGATTTTTGGTTGACGTGCAGGTCATCTGCTTGATCAAACCGACGGAGTGTTTTTCGGGAGTCAAGTTATACGCTTCACCCACAGGACCAATCATCAACGTTCCGTCGGAAACGTTGAATTGGGTTGTCTTTGCTTCACCAGCCATTTCGAAATGTTCCCTTTTAAAAAGTTAAGCAATAAACAAACCATAACCCTAAATTTGACAAAAATCAACAAAAAATTACCGTGTGCCGAAACACACGGTAATCTCATAAAGAGTAAAAGATTAAGTAGCTAAATAATGGGAGTTTGTGTGAAAAGGTGGTTTGAAATCGCATTTTTCGCTTGACACGAATCCTCTGTTGTGCCAACATATCTTCAAAGAAGCGGATAGGGTCGCCCCCTAAAACTTTGCAACTCACAAAGCTTCCGCTTCTATTCAAATGAGTTTCGTTGGAGAACGACAAATGATTCTATCTCACAAAATACGCATATATCCGAATCGCGAACAGGAACAATTTTTGAAGAAGTCCTGCGGGGTCGAACGATTCGTGTATAATTGGGGATTAGCCGAATGGCAGAATCAGTACAAAAATGGCGAGAAACCTAATTGGATGAAATTGAATAAATCGTTCAATTTCATCAAGAAGCAAGAATTTCCGTTCGTTTGCGAAGTTAGCAAGTGTTGCGCTCAAATTGCGTTTGCGAACTTGGGAAAAGCGTATAAAAACTTCTTTGATAGACGTTCAAAATACCCGAATTTCAAAAAGAAAGGGATTCATGATTCGTTTGGGTTGGATAACCTTAATTTTCACATTGAAGGAAATCACATTAAACTTGCCAAAATGCCGCCGATGCGAATGGCAGAAACGCTCCGATTCGATGGAAAGATCATGTCTGGCACTGTTTCCCGTGTCGCTGACAAGTGGTACATTTCAATCGCTGTTGAGATTCGACGTGATTTAACGTTGCCGAAGACTGGCAAATTTGCAGGTGTCGATTTAGGTGTGAAGGACATCGCCATCACATCTGACGGGTGCAAATTTGCGAATCCTCGGTGGATTCAGAAATCAGAGAAGAAGTTGAAACGATTGCAGCGTGAATTGGCTCGACGTCAGCGTGCAAGCAAAAGGTGTGAAAAAACACGTTTGCGCTTAGCTCGACAGCACGACAGAGTTGCAAATAAACGAAAAGATTGGCTTCACAAGATCACGACATATCTGGTAAGAAAATATGACGTGATTTCTCTGGAAGATTTAAACGTTCGTGGAATGACCAAAAACCACAGTCTTGCGAAAGCTATCACGAATGTTGCATTTGGTGAGTTTAATCGCCAAATTGAGTACAAAGCGCAGATGTATGGGAAACAAATTTATCGTGTCGATAGATTCTTCCCTTCGAGCAAGACATGTTCGAACTGCGGTTGTGTTCAGGAAAAGATGCCGTTGAATGTTCGTGAATGGACGTGTCCCGACTGCGGGGCGCACCATGATCGCGACGTCAATGCGGCTACAAATTTGTTACGGCGGGCTACGCCGGAAGTTACGCATGGGGAGAGATCGGCTCTGGTGATTTCTGAGATTTCAGACGTTACGAAACTGGACTCGTTGAACCGTGAATCATATAAATTCATATAATATGAAAGGCAGTCGCGACCCTAGAATCAAAGCTAGAGATAAGGGATCCACAGCTAAGTTAAAGTGGGTTACCTATGCCACATACAATCAACAATCACAACGTAACAGAATTTGCACCTCGAGTCAAGTCGCAAACGCAATCAACCGTAAACATTTGAACGCATCGAATATCGACGCGCGAAACCGGAGAAAGAAGTTTTCCGTCGAGAATTGTCGCATTTCCTATTTTATTAAGGTTGTTGTCAAAAAGAGAAAACGAACCAAGAATTTCAAACCTGTCATATAAATACGACAGAGCCTTATAATGTCGATGGAGGTTTACGTCTTCAAACATAGACACTCCAACTTGGAATCCGATATGATAAATTTTATCTTCTTCCTCGCAAGAAAACCCGTTAAACAAAAGAACGTCTGTTTTAGGAACGTCAGTTTGAAACGCGTGGTTTTCTGTTAGAAACACCTCAGCGTCGGAACGCAAAAGACCAAGCTCTTTCATTTCTCGAAGGCATTGGCTCAACGCGCCAATACAGGACGTATGAACCAAGTCAATAACGTTTTGATTATCGACTCTCTGATTGAAAAAGTCTATAGCCATGTCATAATTCTCCCAAAATTTCTGTTAGTTTTCCACTGACAAACTTTTTATTAAAATATCTTATGGCCGGCGTCAAAAACGGTCTCCAAACGTCGTTGTATTGTAATTTTTTAAAATTGACGGGGCCCAACTTATCTCTGAGTATTTTATCAAAGGCTTTCTTATCAGTCGTCACTCGATATTTCAAGTCTGACGTAATGTTTTCAAGTTTCTTCATTCGAGATTTAAGTCTGGTTTTCAGAGATCTATAATTTCTCTGAGAAACATTAAACCAATGAGAACCATCTAAACTGGCTTGAACTTTTACAAAATTTTTAACGTCTTCTTTGCTCAATCCAAACGACCACATTCTTCTATATAACCAACCGCTATAAGAATAAAAAGCCTGTCTTCCTCCAAGAGATTTTCCTCTCTTTTCAAACATTTTTCTTTTTCTGGTCAAATATGTTTTTGATAAAGGTAGGTATCTCACACCCGTATCAGGAACAACGGGTTCTTCGTGCCCCTCTTCCCCCAACCAGTCTGTTAATTGAGCAGGAAGATCTCTGTAAACTTCCCAGAGTTCTTCGTCAACAAAAGACGCATTTTCACGAACCCTTTCAATAACGGAAGAAACTATCGCTTCAATCACGTCATCTCTAAAAATATCACCAAGATCGGAAAACGGGTCTTTAGACATGGACAATGTACACTCCGAGAGAATAATCAACCCGAAGCGCACGATGTTTTCCTATGTAATCTCCCTCAAGCACCTCGACGTTCGTCACGATTCGGAAATCTTTTTTCGCAACGTTCAAAGTATCTTCCGTTTGACCATCTGTTTCAAACGCTGTCCAAATCAAACCAAAATCTTCCTCTTCTGTTCCTTCCTGAAGTCCGGTTACAGGGTTTGTTTTCGTTTTAACTCTGGTCCATCTCATTTCTCGAGTAACATGGATTGCGATAAACGTATTCAAATCAGAACGAATATATTCGTTCTCACCGTTGTAAGCCGTCAAATACGCTTCTTTCTTCGGAGTGAAAAAAATAACCCCCGGAGATAATTTAACAGCATCATCGACACGGAGTTGTCTTCTGGTAGGACTAAAATCGGTAGTTCTGTTATTTGATAACGTTGGAAGACTTAATTGACCGAAGAACTCGGTTCCGTCTTCTCGTTTCATTCTAACTTTAAAACGATTTCCAATGTCACGAAAACGCATATTAACCGCCAGTGAAGATATCTTCCGTGGAAACAACGTTGAAGTAAGAAACCGCTGAATTTGTTGAATTGTCACCAGTTAGTTCATCTAACAATTCTCCAAGTTCTGTTTTAGCTTCAGAAATCTGACGAGCAAAATCCATTCCTTTTTCAAAACGAACCATTTTACTCGTACCATCAGTTTCTGAAGCAACGGTAAACAAAGGCAAACCAACGGAAAACGAAAGAGCCGTCTTCAGAGCCAAAATCCTGTTAGCTTTGATGGCCCTCAATCCCCCAGACTTAAACCATTCTTCTATTTCTGGGTATTCGGATAACAAAGCAAAATAAGTAGAATCTATGTCGATTAAATCGTCAGAAATATCTGAATCGCTCAATCCGAAAACAACTCGAACGTCATCTTTCGTTACGGTATACATCGGAACATCAGAAAGACGATATTGTTTCTTGAAAACGACACTCTTCCCTTCGACGATAACGTCTAAGAGAAGAGTTCGGATTTCATAAACAGAGGTGATTGTGTTTGCGTTTTGGGGGATTACAACAGATATCGAAGTACCGTAGGATTGGGGAGCTAACTCGATATCTGTGTAATCTTCCATCGGGGAAAAATCGTTCCCCAACAAAGTGTACTTAACAATGGAGCCTTCATCTGGGACAACAAAGTTACCACCAACTATAAGGTCAACCGTTAAGATGACACTCTTTTTAGCAATAAAAGTTTCCATTGTCAATCCTTATTTTTATTTTCTTCGATTTCTTTTCGAAGTGGATTTCTGTTCTTCTTTCGGCTCTTCTTTCGGCTCTTCTTTCGGCTCTTCTTTCGGTTTGTCGACTTCAATCAACACCGCCTTACCGCAAGAGATCGCGTCCCGCAAAGCGGCACAATCTTCTACTTCAGAAGCATCTGGCAAAACAAAGTTTCCGCGACCCAGAGGAATCACGAAGGGACCAGTCGTTTTAGCTAAAACACCCATAATAGTTTCCTTTTCTATTAAAGTTGCAATAACAAAAGAATATCTCAAAAAACAAAACAAGTCAAAAGAAAAACGGAGGTCAAAAGACCTCCGTTTTCCAATTCAACCGCCTAGATTAAGACTGTGAACCGAAGTCGTACAGAGAACGCGTGTCACCGAAGATCATCGAGTAACCAACGTTTTCCGTGTTCGTGTACAGAATCGACTGGTTCATGATGTTGCGATCTTCTTCGGACAGCTGAGAACCGGCCTGAACCAATTCTTCAATCGTGTCTGCGCGAGAGAAGCACAGCAATTTTCCGGCCGGGACGAACTGGTTCAGAACGAAGTTCACCGGAGCGAACAAGTTCATTTTGCCAAACGCCGGAGCCGTGCCGTTGGCAGCGCGTGTGTCAGCATCGGACGTGACGTTCGCCGTCGGGGTGAACATCTTGATCCACTGTTCATAAGCATCCCAGTTACCAGAAACAGTGTCAACGGAGATACCCAGTTTGTTCATTTCAATGATGTGTTTCACCAAACCATCGAAATGCAGTTTTCCGTCGTTCATCGAAGCATCGTACGATACCTGTTTGTAAACCTTCGCGGCAGGATGATAAGACGTGCCGTCACCAGCTAACATGATGTTCGTGCACATTTCCATTTTCATCAATTCTTTTTCGCGAGCGATACGAGCCGCAAACGGAGTCAACACATCTAAAGAAGCGTTGCGAGCGAACTCATAAGAAACGCGAATACCAGAACCGACTTTACCGAACGTAACGGACGTGCTTCCCGTTTTAACATCGCGGAACGGAATTTCTCCCAATTCAGAGATGTTGAAAGTTTTAGCAGCGTCGGCTCCGTTCAAATCAATAACCTGGCGAACCAATTCAACGCCCTGAATCGTGCGGGAACCGGCAATCAAGCCATCAATTTTCTGGAACAGGTCCTGACGCGTCTGCCAACGCAGCATATCGTCAACAACATAGCGGAACAAGTTACGAGCACCCGGATACATAGCGAAAGTATCAGAAGCCTGAGCTAACGTAATCTGATTCGCAAAATCGTTGCGAGTCGGCAAGTTCAAGGCAACTTTAGCCATTTCATATCCGGACAAACCTTTTTCGGCCAGTTCTTTCGTCTTTTCTTCGGCGGTAAAATCAACAGCCAAATTCAAGAAGTCACGTGTGTTCAGACCAAATTCGGCAGCTTCACGGGACAAACGCATACCAGCGTCGCGAGATGTCTGATTGGAAGCGTCTTTTACGCCTTCTAAAATAGCGCTCAAAGAACGTTTTTTAATTTCGGATAAAGATTTCATTGTTCTGATTCTCCCTTATTTGTCGATTACCGCGGTTTTGGCGGCAGAGTCGATTTCAAATACACGGGGCAGAACGACGCCAGCCGGAATCGAATCCTCACCAACGGCGCGAACACCGCCATTTCCGTCAGCAACAACCAAATCGCCAACGTTAAGAGTGCCAGTGTAAGAAACACGAGCACCAAATTCGAAGGCAACAGTTGCTATAACACCCTGAGCCTGAGAACGACGGTCTTCAACCTGTTCCAACAAACCCAGAATAACATCGCCATCAGAAGCCAACTTAATCGTGTTTGCCGCCGTGTCCAACGCGACTACTTTGCCTACATCGGCGTTCGTCAGCGTGTCGGGGGCAATCAGAGAGCGTTCCTTCTTAGCGAAACCTTGCATGGTAACAATAGCCATTTGAAAGTTCTCCTTTATTTATACGCAGATAACTGATTGGTGGTAATGCCGTAAAACGTCGAAGCTTCTTCCGTCGTTTTAGACGCGGCATTAGCCCGACCACCAACAGGAATGGCGGCCAGAGTTAAATTGGCGTCGTGGAGAGCTTTCGCCATCGCGGACAATTCGGTTTCAGACGAAACCTTTTCTTTGTCGGCAGCAACCAAAGCCTTGTTTACTTCTTCGGCAAACAATTCTTTCGCCGCGGACAATTCCGATGCCAGAGCTACGTTTTTGGCTTTCAGTTCTTCAACTTCGGCTTCTAACGCAACTTTCGCATCGTCTTTTTTGCCTTCCTCATCGGCGGGAGCCGCTTCCGCGGGTTCCTGTGCGGATTCCTCAGAAGCATCGCCGGCTTTCTTTTTGTCAGCTTTGGGTGCATCTTCGGTGTTTTCGTCCGCAGGACTCGCTTCACCGGGAGCCGCGTCTTCAGAAGCAGACAACTTTGCTTCCATTTCGGCCATTTTGGCTTCCATTTCTGCAAATTTCGCAGTCATTTCTTCTTCTGTCATTTTAGACTCCAACTTAGTTAAAACAGTCGTGTTTCCGACTTCCGCCAATAAGGTGTTGGCGTTCTTCTTTGCGTCCTCAAACGACAAAGAAAATTTGGCAATCTCTTGAATCTTAGCACGATGGGCCGCGCCCTGATTCACGATTGAAATCTCTGAAAAACTCTTGGCTTCGTCGATAATCAGATAAGCTCCGTCCTGGCCCATCGTGTGACCGTTCGGACAAGTTGCCGTCCACTGATGTTCAACTTTCGCTTCTGCATCCAAGTCGTTGTCGAAGAAATCAAAACCGCAAACAGAGCATTTGCCGCTTTTTATCTCAAACCCGATGGATACTTCGTCAAGAATACCGCTGTCGATTTTCTCGATAACGTCTTCGCTGTCGTCGGCTTTCAAAATAGCTATGTAAGCGTAAGCCGCACAAACCGAGTCAAATTCCATAACTTCCCACATGTCAATCACACGACCAAGTGCTAAGTTATAGCTTTCGTGCATTGTGTGAATAGAAATGTTTTTCTGAGGTTCTTTTGCAATAGCAACCAAAGAGCGAATAAAATTCTCTGTCGGTTTTGCGCCATCAAGCAACGGGCAACCACGTTTGCTTATGTTTTCTGTGCTGATAGCACGAACTTTATAAACAACGTAATTGTCAGGAGAAATATCTTCTCCCAAAACCGTTCTCATTTTGGAAATTAAATTTTCGTCTAAAACAACTCGTTTTGTCATCTCGAAAACCCCAAGTTTTCTCTAACGATATATCAAAAGAGAAAACGAATCAAGAACTTTTTTCATCTGGTTGGACAGAATTTGATTTTGAAGAAGTTTCGTTGTCAGGAGTAAGTTCACGATTTAAAGACGAACGATTTGCATTAGGGTCGGAGGTATCTACCGTTTGACCGCCAGAAAGGAAATTTGTTCCAGATAAAGCTTTTGCTCCCTCAGCGGCAAGTTCTCCGTTTACGCGCAGATGATATTCGTCATCGGTAATCAACCCGTAACTCAACTGAGTCAACATTCTCGTCTGCAACATCGTCTTCTGGTTTTCCAATTCGAGCGCCGGGCGAAGTTCGACAGGTTCGAAACGGAACTCGCAATATCCCTCAAAACCGGCAATCCGCAAGGCCAACGTCAAAACACGAGACATCAGATCTTCCATCGGGCGATTGAACGCATCTGCTGACTTCGAGAAAATAATCGTTTCGGTAGAAGCCGTGTTGACGCCCGCCGTTCCACGGCCCAAAACAGTAGCAACGACTTTCAGACCGGCTTGGTTCTGAGCGTTCAAACATTCGATGATTTCAGATACCTGTAAGCTAGCCCCGGACATCTTTTCGTTCAAAATGGAAACAACGGCGCTGTCTGTATGAACAATCGGAGATGTCGGTTGCAATGAAACCAACTTGCTCGTTATTTCGTTCATTCGAGCGTTAATCCATTCTATCTTCTTAGAATCGTCCGACAAAACGGCTTTGGGGGCATTTTTCAGAAGAATTTCTTCAACAACACTCACTGCGATTCTCGGATAACCCGTATAATTCATAATACGATATAAATCGTTAATTATTTTCATACGAGCTGCAATAGTGTTAATGGCCGCCGCAAAATGAGAATGTGAGTAAGGGGTTGTCGGAGATTGACGGAAGCGAGCGGTAAAGAAAGTGGGAATGTCCAAATCTATATCGTCAGAATTATCTGTTTTTTGGATTGGTTTAAATTGCCCAACTTTCTTTTCTGTGTATTTGACGGTTGCCATATCGACAATGCGCAATTCGTAGGGACGCATCGCCTTGTCATACACAAGTTCTGCCCCAATCGCACCTCGTGCCAGTTGGAGCCAACCTTGTGCATCTTTGAACTCGCGAAAGCTCGGTTTCATCTGATAATTAAGCGTATAATCGTTGATAGAGAACAAGGACGTCATAATTCCTTCCGCCAGCTTAATTCCTTCTCTATCCAATTCATTGTCTTTGTTGTAAACCAACATTTGATAAGGGGTGTCAGACAACGTTAAATAGGCGTTCAAAGCGGCGGAACAATCGGGATCGTTGATAAACAATTTGTCAATTAAAGCAAACTCGTCTTCACTCAATCTGTCTTCTTGAATATCATCCAAATACTGTTGATATTCCGGTAAACTTAAAGTCTCGGAATCTCCAGGTTTGAAAGTATTCGTATACGTTTTACCGCCCGTCGTGGCTTTCTTTTTAGGAAGAACAAATTCCAAAAACGAAGATAACAAATTCTTTGACTGCATTTTTCTTACCGCCTGGATAAAATGCGATGTTTGTTCGAACTTCCGCTAGAATAGTTACTAATTTCAACGAAATCAGCTTTTGTCATATCAGGGACTATATCAGCTGATAAATTCAGCTTCTCCTGACGAAATCGGTTTAGTATGTTGATAGACGCATTTAAGTCAGCGTTGGCTTCATAGCCACAGGTTACACATCTAAACAACACACCGTTCCGATTCCCCTTGTCCACATTACCACAACGAGGACAAGTCTGGCTTGTGTACTTAGGTTCAACAGAGTGCAAATAAACACAGTTTTCTTCGCATTTCTGTTCTATGGCTCGATGCCATAAACCCAAATTCCATTTGGAAAGCAACTCTCGGGTTGCTTTGTTTACTTTTTGTTTTGTACCAATCTGAATATATTTCAGATTTTCAATCACCAAATCAGATAGACTACTCCAATCTAATTGGTTTACACACCAACGGATGTAGTTATGAATTTGATTCAGCTTGCGATTGAATGACTTGGATTTCTGCTGCTTCTGATTTAGCTCATTGAGTAATTTCTTCAAATTCGAGCCAATCTGACGTCCGTCGGAACAAGACATAAGACAATTAATTCCAACATCTATCGCCAGCACCCCTCTTGGTTTTGATAATTTAGGAGTTTCAGTTTCATAAATCAGTTCGATTTTGAATTTTCCGTTGTTTCTCAATAAACGACAGGAACCAGATGGTTTCCAATTACTAAATTTTTTATTGTGCTTGTGGTTTTTCAACGGAAGCAATAAACGAACGTTGTTGCCAATGGATCCGAGTTTGACCCAACGATCAAACGAATTAATTGAATCATTTAACGACCAAAATCTATTGTCTAAGTTAATTGATTTCCCGTCAAACCTTGGTTTTATTTTGTAATTCATCTTCAATTCGCAGAATTTTTTTCCGATGAATTTAGATTGCCTTTGCTCGTTTAAAAAATACTTATAAATTTGTTTGTATTTCTTAAACCTTATTTCTCTGTCCTTCTTTCTGGTTGATTTCACAATTTCAGATGCTTGCTTACCAGCGCATTGTTGTAATCTGGCAGACAACCAAGTATTCACTTTGAAAGAGGTGAATTTTGGAAGTTCTTTTAATTGGTTCAGCGCATCAATATACAAATTTACGACACGAGCATACTCGTCGAACACACCGTCCAATATGTTCCTCTTTTTTCTCGTCGCAAATTTTAACGCAAATGCTGAACTGCGAATCATTTTTTCAATTTACCTTTCGTTGCAAGTTATGATAGCTCAGGTAATTAAACTTTGCAAGAAAATTTCTTCAAACTTCCTTATTTACGCAAAGTTTTAAAATACGACAAAATATCGTAACAATCAAGCGGTTTTTGAGATACCCCATTAAACCCAACAAAAGAACCAGTTGGAACATCCGACATGGCGTCCGTCATTGCCTTCAAGTAAACAGCTGTGAGAGCGTAACCCAACGAATGAAAATAGTGATCGTTCCCTTTGAGCTTGAGATATCGTATCTTTTCGTCGGAATCATCTCGAACCATGTCCATGAGATGTGTAACAATAACGTCGTGCTGGTTCGCATACCCGTAAAATTTGATTTTTCCGCTTCGGACGGCTTCTGTTACGGCGTCAAGTGCAAGTGTTCTGTCCACTTGGTAATAGGCTATGTCACCCGTCACTTCTTTATACGGAACTGCGCGTTTGTTGTTTTCAGAATATACTACTGGAAAAACGCGACCTTCGGATATATCACGAAGTTTGTACGCCGTCGGAATAAACGGGGCCCGGTCGATCATACCGTTTATAACGTTGTAATTTTCGAGCAAATCCGTGATTCGCTCCTCGACTTTCTCTTGTGGAATCACCTCAAACTTCAACACCTCGCCGCCATCGGCGGAAACAATCGTGAGGTGACAACCCATACCCATATCCAATCCGAAGAAAATCGGTTTGTCTTTGGGAATTTCTGGACATTTCGGAGTCACGAAACATTTTTCTATTTCGGATGCTGTCAGCCGCGAATCTCCGCCGTTGTACGTTTCACCAAGAGTCGTGTTAATAACACGGCGGGCTTGGTTCTTCGCAATACCTTCGGCGACGGTCGTAACGAGGTATTTAATCGAAAGAAGCCCTGACGAAAAAGGTAAAAGCTGATATCCGTGCTTAGAGTTACTGCGTTCTGGATATTTCGCGACCCATTCCCGACGACTCGCATCTGCGGGATTGATTGGTTTCAAACAGTTTGGACAGCGAACATACGCATTATCATAATCAAGAATCGCAGCGATGTCCGGCGAAACGTCAAACACCAAATCTTCGACATCTTTCGGCATGTTCGGAAAATATACATGCTTCAAATCATACTGCGGAACAAAGACGTTGTTGCAATGCTCGCATTTGTAAACGTATTGTCTCTGGTCAGAAGTTTTGTATTCTGCGTCAATTCCGTAATCTGAAAATGTCGGAGTCGAAAGAACTTCTCGAATCTTATACTGACTATGCTGAATTCGTGAGTTTAGGAGTACAACTATTTCTTGATTCGCGAGGTCAATTTCGTCCACAACGAGCATATCTACCGGGTTGGACGTAGCGTCAGACTCCGAGCAGGAAGCCATGTACAGGAAACTCGAATTGATTTGATATAATTCGGTCGAACGGATGTCGCTCGATTTCGGCGGAAACGCGTCCCGAATCAGCGGTCCGAAACGGGTTTTACTGTTGTTGTTCCGTAATCTGATGTCTGGGAACGAATACATACAGCGAGTTCCCGTATTCCGAGCCAGAAACGCCAACGTTTTACGAGAGGAACACTCTGTCAAACCTATCTGTGAGGTTTTTATTGTGCAAATACGCGGGAACGTATCGTTCACAATGCCAATTTGGAACTCGTGGTTCTTAAAAGAATACGGCTTCCCCTGAAGTGTCGTGTTCTCGCAAATCCATTCTGCGTTAGAAATCG